GACAGGCCGGTTGTGAGGCTCGCGGGACGCGGGCAGACAGGAGGAGTCGAGGTGGGGCGAAGAGCTGAGTCAATGATCGTCTCGGCGGCTGTGGGGCCTGTGCGTAACGAGGAGGAGATTATGAGTGAGCCGATGATCGTCGTCATCCCCGAGGGGTTGACCGTGAGGCAGGTGGAGGACGCCATCACCGTTTGCCGCCGAGTCGGACTGCTGTACGAAGGCGACAGCTTCTGGCTGCTTCCGCAGCAGCTGCTCGAACAGGCGTCGAAGGTTCTGCCGTATTACGTGCAGCGCCAGATGGACGGAGAACAGGTGTGAAGATCAACTGGGGTCGCGACCTGGACCCGCCGCTCATCGTCATGAACAAGCACGACCTGAACCTGTTCGGCTACGAGGCCCTCAAGCGGCGCATCGACGCCTTCGGCTGGCGCGGCTTCATCATCCTCGCCAGCTGGGATGGGCCGGTGCTGGCCGTGTACCGGAGGTGGTGACATGAGGCCCCTCGCCGTCGGAGACATCATCCACGGCCACGTTCAGGGATACTTCGGCCGAGACTTCTACTCCTGTTCGCGGATCGAAGCGCTCGGTGCAGACTGGGTCGTTGTCCGTAGCATCGACAACGGGAACGTGACCACAGCCTCGTCCCCGCTCCGTGATCCGGTCGGCCTGTACCGGGCGCTGGTCGAAGCCCGCGACAGGTTCGACGAATGGTTCTGTGAGCACAAGCGGCCCAGCGAGGAGGACCAGTGAAGAACAGGGACCTGCCGCCGTGGGCGTGGGGCGTACTGGCCGTCCTCCTCCTGGCCTGGTTCGCATACTGGATCGGGAGGTAGACATGAGGCTGAAGGTAAAGCTGATGCTGTGGACGGCGGTCTGGGTGCTGATCGGCATCGTCATGATCGTTGCCATCGAAGTGTGCGGGGCTGGAAGAACGTACTGATGCGACCCGAAAACACGGAAGGGAACTGATATGGCTGGGTGGGGCTCTGACCTCGGCGGCACCGGCATCTGCCCGGAAACCGCCGTCCTGGAGGAAGACAGGGGGCATGGCATCGTGAACGAGGTAGACGCGAACTGCCGTCTGCCGATCGGGCACGACGCCGACCACTACGACCCGACGCTGGACCTGTCGTGGCCGGTAGCCAACGAGGAGGTGAGCAATGGCTGAGGTAGTTCTGGTTCCCGAAGACATGAGCGAGATCGAGGTAGAACACATGTTCTACGCCGCTGAGATCGAGGTGCGTCGGGTGCCCCGCCGAATGTTCGACCAGATCCTGCTGTTCCTGGCCGACTCCAGTGACAGTGTGGTGCTGGAAGGGCGGAAGCGGTGAGCAGGCCCGTGTGGGTGGGTGTCGCGATCCTGATGGAGGACGGCACCACCGACACGTGGCAGGTCAACGCAGCCGACGGTCCTGTCCAGGTACGGATCGAACAGGGCGGGATCAACCCCCCGGCTGGCTGGCGGTCCGACCCGAACTGGATCAACAATGTTTTGGTGCCGACGGCACTGCACATCCAGGGGCGGGCGCGGCGCTGGGGCCCCGACGCGGGCCACGGCTCCCCCTTCTCCCTTACCCCGAGGGCGATTGAAGCATGAGTGCTGACGCTGGGCCGCGCCCCGACGCGGTCAAGTTCACTGTTACGGAGCGCCTATACGTCATCTGCACGTTCATGGGCAGCGAATACACGGTCTGGGCCGATTCCTTGCAAGAGGGCGCTACCAGTATGGACATGACCAAGTTCCTCACCACGGAGAGCTTTGAGTGGGTTCTGAGCCCGATCTATGGGGGCGGCGAGGCCGACCCCTGCTGGGTTCCGTCGGCTGAGTACCGGGTGGCCCTGATGGTGCGCACCTCGGGCATCCTGTCCATTGAGGAGAAGGAAAGCCGTACCAGGGAGGTGTACTGCTCGTGACGAACGAACAGCTGCGCCAGTTCCTGGCCGAACCGGAAGCCCGCTCCTGGCAGGAAGGCTGGGATGAGGTGGCCGAAGGCTTCGGCCGGTATCAGAGCGGGGGCTGGCGCTGGAGCACGTCCCGGCAGATCTATCAGGAGCTGTACCGGGCGCTGACCCACGGCCACGGCCTGAGCCCCGACGACGCCCTGGCAACCCTCGCAGCGGCGTACCACGCAGCGGCCAGCGACACGGAGGAAGCATGAGCGACCGGTATCTGCACTGGGGCTCGCTGCCCGGCGAGACGGAGTTTCCCGACGGCTGGAGGGCCTACACCAATCCGGCCGACCCGTGGGCCCAGTTCGAGGCCCAGAGTCCCGGCGGGCGGACGTACACGTTCCGGCTGCCGAGCCACGCCCGGGTGAACGAGATTACCGAGGTTTTCCACAACGGCGAGCCGACTGGTTTCTACGTGTGCATCTTCCCGGACGACCCGTACGGCTCGGTGAAGATCGCCCGGGAGTTCTGGGACTAGACGGCAACCTGGCAAACGCGTCACAATGGGGCGATGGACCTTATCATTAGGACCGTCGCCCCTTTTTCGCATCTCGACACCCCCGCCACCGGCTGGAAGGGACCCAGCACCGGCATGTACTGGCATCCCCCGGAAGGGGCCTGGTACGAGGTGGGACGCCCCTGGCTACTGCACCGATGCCGGGTCCACTCGATGGGCGTACACGGCACCGGACACACGCGGCACGCATTCCTGCGCTGTCGGTGCGGCGGCTACATCCAGGCCCGGCTCCTGCGCGGATGGGAGCCCGGACAGTCATTCACGTTCAAGCAGGGAGCAGCATGGTGCAGACGCAACAGCCGGTTCTGGAACTGGCACCCGGGGTTTCTCACAACCCTGTGATCTTGCCGAAGACCGACGCCTTCCCGGCGTGCGCGGAACCGGGCAACGAGCCCGGCTGGTGGGACACCGACACCCACGAGCACGACAACAACTGGCGATGCCAGGACTGTGCCATCGCCGTAGCCATTTGTGCCGACTGTCCGCTGCGCCTGCGCTGCCTGCGGGTCGGGATGCAGGTACGCCAGCCGTCGCTGATCTACGGCGGCGCCACCTTCACCCCCGCCGGTCGGGTACCGAACTGTCTGACCTGCGACAATCCGGTACCCGTACGCTCCGGCAAGATCTCGACTATCCCGACGTGCTCTAATCCGTGTTCGCGTGGCCTGCGCCGTAAGATCCGCCACCGCCGGGTCCGATAAGCCACCGCTGGGCGCTGGGCACCCACGACTGAAGCTTCACCCGGCGCACATACCGCCTGCGTTCCCCGTCGCCGCAGCGCTTGCGGTAGATACTGATCTTCTGGTCGGCCAGGGCCGACGACAGCATCCGGGAGAACGTGTTCAGCGCCGGATGGTGGCGCCCCTCCCGATCGCAGACCCGCTGGTAGTGCGTGTACAGGTCGCCGAGGTCAACCTCGTCCTCTTCCTCACCCGGCTCCAGGTAGTCCTGCGCGAACACGTACACCGGGTTCGACGTCTCCCGGACTTCGTCATCCACGCCCAGGCCCGAAGTCGGCGGGACGAACCGGCCCCGCTTGTTCAGCCGGTCCAGTCCCTCCAGCGCCCAGTTGAGGATGCCGGACAGCTCCAGGAACAGCCGGTCCGACAGGGTCGTGTCCTCCCGGCCGTAGAACGAGGTGTGGAACTGGATGTGGATCATCCGGCCCGCCAGTGCACCGGACGCGTCCGCGAACTTCGGCGAGTCATTGCTCATCACCATGAACCGGGTGTCCAGCTTGCCGTTCCAGCCGGTCCGGTTCTTACGCGACACCGTCCGCGAGTCCTCGCCAACGATCGCCAGCAGAGCCGCGACCGCCGACGACACCCGAGGCTCATCCCACCGCGCGTCGGACATGATCGCCAGGCTCTTACCCAGCAGGTCCTCTTCGCCGAAGTTCGACGACATCTGCCCCAGCGTCGGCGACGCCGTGACTTCCTGGCCCAGCAGCTTGATCAGCACCCGGGCGATGGTGCCCTTGCCGCAGCGCTTCGGGCCGACCAGCGATGCCATCTTCTGGAGATCGGTGCGGCCCGAGATCACATACCCGAACCACTCCTGGAGGAACTGCTGCGCCTCCTCGTCCTCCGGCAAAACCTCATCAAGGAAGTTCTTCCACGTGGGGCAGTCGGCGGTCGCGTCGTAGTTGAACGGTAGGGAGTACATGTTGAACAGGCGCGGGTGGTGCTCGGACAGCTGGCGCTTGTCCAGGTCCAGCACCCCGTTGCGGCAGGCGATCACCTGGCACGGTTCTTCTTCGTCGGGCCGGTAGACGGTGACCATCGCCATCGCTTCGAGCAGGTTGGCGATCTTGGCCTTGTCCGGCGCCCACGGCACCGGCTCGCCCTTGGCGTTGAAGCAGACGGCGGTACGGGTCTGCTCGTAGAGCCAGCTGCGCACCGACGAAACCGACGACTCGCGCCAGTTGGTTCCGCTCCACCGGTACCAGGTGTCGCGCCAGTAGCGCAGGTGCGGCACCTGATCAGTGCTGTCGAGCCTGCGCCCGAGCGTGTCCATGACGGCGGTCGGGTCCTTCGGCGACGCCAGGACGCCTACCGATACGGGCGTTCCGTCCACCGCCTGCGATTCCAGGGCCGAAACCAGCTCTGCCCCGGCCTTGTCGAGCCCGGAGCGGGACGCAGGAGGGGCAGCGGCGGAGAAAGTAGGCGTGGGGGCCGACCCGAATCCCTCGGCTCGGAGGGCCCGGGAGGCGGAAGCGTAGTCTCCACGATGCTCCAGCAGTGTGTACGCCGCGAACTTGGTGTACGGGACGTTCGGCTCAAACTCAGTCGATGAAGTGAATACGTACAGGCGTTCGTATCCGTCGTTGCTGTGGCCGATCGTCGCCGAGGTGCCGTCACGCTTTCCGGGCCTGCGCAGATGCCAGGTCTGGCCGCGCCGGAACACCCACTCCCAGCCGTGCGGCGCCAGGATCGAACGCCACTCGGCGCGCACGTTGAAGTCGTCGCCGGGACGCACGTTGGTGTCGCCGTTGGCGTACGCCACGGGCCGCTGGTTGTCGTATGTGATCGGCTGCGCGACGTCGAAGTGGGTCTTGTCCGGCTCTTCCTCGTCCAGCGCCAGCATGCCGTCGGTGAACGCTACTTCCAGCTCTCCGAGGTCGTAGGACTGGGCGCCCCAGTGCAGGATCTCGCAGCGGCGCTCCAGGCCCGCCTTGCGGTTCACGGTGCCGGGAACGCGCAGGACACGGGCCAGGTCGCCGACCTCGGTGCCGTAGTGGAAGCCGAGCTTGGCGGCGCTGTGGGCGATGATCTTCTGCCAGCCCTGGACCATGACCTTGGCCTGGTCCACCCCTTCCTCGCCAACGAGCCGGTGAGGATTGCGCAGCAGCCACCACGGGTACAGGCCCCCCCCGGAGTGGACCCAGACGGTGGGATCGGGCAGCCCCGACTCGGCGATGATCCGGCAGGCGTCGTCGACGTTCTGCGGCAGCACCTTGGTGGTCTTGTGGCCTGGCCCGGCGATGTCGATGTCGGCCCACAGCCCGACGAACTCCTGCGAGTCCGACTCGGCGCCACGGGAGTGGTCCGGAACGTAGCTCAGGGTGGTGACCCGGGCATAGATGCCCTCGGCGCCGTTGTCGTGCAGCTCCTGGATGTGGTCCAGGGCCAGCTCAATGTCTGCGTGCGCGATCCCGCGCCAGTTCAGCGTCGAACAGATGTGGATCTTGTCCTGGCAGTTGCCGTAGACGATCTCCAGCCATTCGCGAGCCATATCCCGATCAAAGATCATCTTGTCGCCCCCAGGAGCAGTCATGTACACTTCCCCTATCTCTCTGTTTGTCCACTCGACCCCCGGTTCTTGCCAAAAGAACGCCGGGGGTCGAGTCTTTTTGGGAGTTGGCCCGTCACCGAGGACGTGAAGGTCAGCGTACACCCCAGCCGACTCCTACACTGTGGACGGCAGACCCCCCGTTCGGACGCCTCACGTCGCCCCGAGGCCCGAACGGGGGGTCTGTCCCCTAAGCTTCCTAGCCCAGAAGCTTCGGGTAGTCGGACTTGTTCGGCTGGGCCAGCCGCGTGGTGACAACAGGGGTCAGACCCACGCCGTTGTCGGCCTTATCGACCTTCTGCTCCTCCAGCCATGCACCCAGGGCGCGCGGGTCACGGTAGGTGAAGACCACCTCGGGGCTGTCCAGGCCCTCAGACTCGACCACCTGGAACTCGACCCCCGGGTACGCCTCGTCGAGCAGTTCGGCATACACCTCCGACGGGCGGTCCAGGTCAGGAGGAATGGCCAGGAAAACCCGGTCACCCGGGTAGATCAGCTCATGCTTCATCAGAACGGCACCTTCTCTTCGAATCCGTTCCCAGCCCGCTGGCGCATGCTCTCCAGCGTCGACTGGGCGTTGTGGACCTTAGCCCAGTTCTCCTCGGTGCCCGCCGCGCCGGAGTGCTGGCCGCTGTCGTGGCCCGCGCTTGCCGATCCGCCGGACTGTGCCGTCGCCAGCGCCGTCTTGCGCGACTGGGTGTGCGGCGCCATCGCGCCGAAGAACTCCGGGTTGCGTGCCGCCCAGTCCTCGCCGACCGCCGCGATGCGGGGGATACCGGCCTGGTCCTGGAAGTAGTACGCGCCCTGGCGCTCGCCGACCTTCGGGTGCTGGTTCAGCGTTCCGATCAGCGTGTTGTTCACGTTGGTCTTGAAGTGCGCGATCAGCTTGGCCTGGAGGAAGATGTAGTCGTAGTACGCCTCCTGGCCTTCGCCGTCGAGGTCGACAACGTCGGCGACGATGCAGTCGGCCGGTGCCTCCCGGTCGGTGCCGTCCTCGTTGACGCCGATCTTGCGCTTGATCCCCATCGGGTTGTCGTTGCGGTGCTCCAGTACGCGGACGATGAGCAGGTGCCCCTTGAGAGCCTCGGGCTTCGGACGGCCGCCGTCGGTAGTGGCAGGTTCGTTGGCCTTGTCAAACATGACGTTCTCCTACACGTGCAAGGGAATCGGGGTGTTCTGGACGACGTAGTGGATGTAGTTCAGGTACGACTCGAAAGCGGCGAAGGACTCGTTGTCGCGAGTCTCGTCCTTCTCGTTTCCCCAGGACAGCAGGCCGTCGGCGTCGAGGGCCTCCCCCTGGAGCATCCGGTCCTGGGCCAGCCGTGCAACTGCGTGCATAGCCTCTTCTTTGGCCAGCTCGCAGATCCGCGAGTAGTTGACTCCGTCCATCAGGATTCCTTCGTCCTCTGGGCGTGTGCCCGAACGTGGCTTCCGATCTGGGCATCAAAGCGATACTCGGTTTCGTGCGATGTCTCGATCAACCTTCCATCGCAACTACAGCCCCAGAACTGGCGATACCCAACGTTCTCGCCCCAGACCCCGGTCACGATGAAGATCGTGAAGTCGTCAAACGGGACAGTCTGAATCTTGGCCCGGTCGTGATGCATCGGCCCTACTCTCCCGGGCAACCGGTCTCATCGGCCGGTCCACCCGCACGGTACATCCGGCAGTAGCCACACAGCCGGGAAGGCGTTGGTGTGATCATACCCCAACGCGAGGGATCGTCAAGGATGCCTTCCTTGTCGATCAAGTTACCCAAGTTGTACATTCGGCGAATTGCCCCAAGGGCGACTTCCTCGTCATAGTCCTCAATCCACACCCGCATATCCCGCAGCGCCCCAGAACGGGACATGGCCACAATGCCGACCTTGTCCACCGGGCGACCAGCCCGGCGGTGACCCAGGCCGTACAGGTTGAGCTGTACCCGGTAGCGCTGCGAGAACCCGGTCTTCTTCATCTCCCGGAACACGTCCGGGCCCGGGAACTTCCAGTCCAGAACCAGGCGGTGTGGACGGTGGTACAGATCAGTGGAGCCCTGGAGCACGACATCGGGGGCGACCTTCATCTCCACGTCGTAGCGCTCGAACCTGTGGGCTTCCTGGTACTTCTGGACAGCCTCGGCCATCCAACTGTGGGTCGCGGTACCGACGATCGAAGGAAGCGGGTCGGAGTGCATCACCGTTCCGAGCCCGGCTAGCCGATAGGCCAGCTCCCGGTCACACGGCGTACCAATGTCCGACGGCCCCACCTGCACCTGGCGGTTGCGGGGGATGTTGCGGGCCCACCACTGGACGATCTCGGTCAGCTCGTCGCGGATGTCGACTTCCAGGGGGCTCATCCCGGACGGGTCGACGGCCCTGGAGAACAGCGGGATCTGGGTGTCCGAGGTGGCGCAGTTGGGATGGTGCGTGTGCCCGGCTTTGACCAGGTCGTAGGGGATCATCACCCCACATTTGGAACAAAGTGCCATGGCCGCCCTCTCTGTAGGGAAGCAGCGTAGCGCGGGCGTACGACACAACGAAGCCCCGCACCGGGTCGAGGGGTACGGGGCTTCGTCAGCGTCGGCAGTACAGCGGAACCAGGAGAAACCGCAAAAGCCGGACGTTAAAGGGTGCTGAGAACCAGGCGGTCCGGGGGAACGTTAGCGCTCTGCCATTGAGCTACCCCGGGATGAGACCCGGGGACAGGATTCGAACCTGCAACCACTCACTTAGAAGGTGAAGTATCCCAAACCTTCACACCAGCACCCTATGTAGTTGTACCGCCAGAGAACCAGACGAAACCGGCTTATCATCGGCAGGCGCGTTTGCCATTTCGCCACAGAGGAGTTTGACCTCCCCCGGTGGGACTCGAACCCACAAGCCCGAAGGCACCCGTGTGTTGTTGAAGTATCCGATTTCTTCACACCTGGCGGTGTAGAACCGGTGCCAGGTCTTGAACCTGGTGCTCTACGTACCCAGAGGTCGTTGGTAGCAGTCCACGGGAAAACCATCTGATCCGTCCCCAGCCGAAGCCGGTTCTGGAGGCCGACAGATCCCCCACCGGTATTAAGTTGTGGTGGCCGCGCAGCCCGGGTTGCCGCCACTACTGATGCCCCTTTTCGGATTGGTTACCGCAAGCCCGGGGACGAAACGAATCAGCGTTACGTCGGGTATCAAGGTGTCGAACCTTGCAATGTCCTGCTCCCGAAGCAGGCGGCCCACCCCGAGCCCTATACCCGTCATGCACTCAGAGAATCTTAAGGTTCCGGGTAGCCCTACCGTTGGGCGACCGGGGCATGGGGGCCCCGGCATGGACTCGAACCACGAAGTAACCGAAACGATCACACCTGAGTACACTGAAGACACTAGCTCACATTCGCGGCAGTGTCAAACCCTAAATTCGCCCGCCTCGACCCCGGCCACGAAGTCGCGCCACTCCTCGGCGCTGAAGACCAGCACAGTCTCAGGGTCGCTGCTGCTGCGGACCAGCACAGTCGGCTTCACCTTCCCGACCGTAGCCACCTGAACACATTCACCCCCGCCGCAGCGAGAGCTTCGCTTCCACTCCATTGCGTACCCCCGCCCTACTTCTTCCCCACGTCGGAGAAGTTGTACTTCGCACGGACCTTGGTCACCAGCGAGCCGAAGCCCCACGAGATGACGAACACGGGCCAGAACCCCAGTGCCGGAACCCGGGAGTCGACCTCCGCGTGCCATACGCCCAGCGCCAGCATAATCGGCAGGGCGCCGGTGAGGGCGCCTACCGCGACCAAAACCGGGAGCAGGAAGCCGCCCAACAGGCCCCGCCAGAACGCCTTCTCCGGGTTCACCCGGGGTGCGCGAAGTGGACCAGTCACTGTTCCTCCTTGAGGATCGTGTTTTCGATGGTGTTGCAAGAATTTCCGTTTCCCCAGAAAGCATGCAGGATCGTATGCCGACCGAAGGTGTGGTGCTCGTGCGGCCCCTGAGCCTCGCACCGGTAGCCGCCCGACTCCCGATACGGGCACTGGAGCCAACCCGTGTTGATGTTGTTCACCTGGCAGATGAAGTTCTGCTCCGGCACCGTCGGCCAGAAGTGCCACTTCCCTACCCGGTCGCGTCCCGCGTGGACCTGGTGCAGCGGGTAACCGGACAGGTAGTGCAAAGCCGGTTGCTCGCACCGCACCGTAGCGGACCGGCCCCTACGCGCATAGCAACGCAGGGGCCGGTCCTCAGCTTCGGCCTTACGAAGCGTCAGCATCCGTGGTCTCCCACGGCCAACCAGCGTCACGTCCGCGCTCCAGGAGCGCAATGACGCTGAACGCCGCATCGTTGAGGCCGCCGAACGTGTGCCGGTTGCCGATGCCCGAAGGCGCGGAACCGAAACGGTACCCGGCCAGGTTCCAGGTGTAGCACGGAACCGAAGCCGGAACGACCGCCGTCGGGTCGCCGTCGTGCGACTGCTCATCGGTCAGGATGATCATCCGGTCGTGCCCGGCGTAGAACTTCCGGGCCGCAGCCTGAGTGTTGGTGCCACCCATACCACGGAACCGGGTCGTAGCCGTACGCAGAACCGAGTCGCCCTGGCTGAACGACACCCGCTCAGAACCCGTACCGAACTGGACCAGGTCCACCCCGGCCGGGTCCTTCTTCGCCAGCGCCGCACCGAACACCGCCGCGATGTCGCGGCGGCTCACCGACGAACGCAGCGACATCCGCCGGTCCATCGACCCCGACATGTCGACCAGGACCAGCGTGCGTCCCGGCAGACGGCCGATGTTGGTCACCGACAGGTCCAGGGCCGTCTCCAGCGAAGCGCCCCAGGTGAGGCTGCTCAGCTCACGGTAGGCCGACAGGAACCGCAGCGGGAACTGGCGCGAACGCCGGACCTCGTTCGGATCGGTCAGCTTGTCCTGAACCTGGCGCGCCGCCGCCAGGCTGATACCAGCCTGGTCGAAGTTGCGCAGGTTGCGCAGCAGGGCCATGTACCCCATGTTCGGGATCAGGGCCTCCCACAGCTTCGCCTTGTCGACCTTGCTTCCCAGCGCCGACAGAACGTCCTCCCAGGTCAGGCCCGCACCACGGATGTACTCCGGGTCCAGCAGCCCACCCAGCGGCAGGGGCGCCTTCTCGGCGTTGCGCCGCCACTCGACCTGACGGACGGTCAGCGGCATATACGCCGGGTACACCTTCTCGTCCGCGATGGCGTTGTGGCCACGGCGGGCGTCGAGGATGTAGCGGAACAGCTGGTTCTGCGGCATCGTCGCCGGGTCCGGACGCGTCAGTTCGATCACGTCCGCGAACCGGACAGCGTTGCGCTCCGAGTCCCACTTCAGGAAGTTGAACTCGGTGTACAGGCGCCGGGCCGCGTCAGCGATACCGCGCTTGATCGGCTTCGGGATCGGACGGCCGTAGCGCCCCAGCCAGTACGCCAGAGCCTCGCCCGGCTCGTCGGCGCGCGCCAGCCCCTCGAAGAGGAGACGGCCGCCACCGACCTTGGCGTCCAGCAGGCCCTTGGCGCCTTCGACCGCTGCGACGACCGAAGCCGTACGCATGTTCGCCGAGTTGCGCAGCCAGCCGACGAAGCCCCGGAACCATGCGTAGTCGACCACGGCAACGTGGCGGACCAGCTGCTCAAACCGCGCGTCCCGGCTGTTGGCGCTCTCGTAGAACGTGCCCTCGCCGACCATGTTGGTCACAGCCAGCAGGAACAGCTCCGACTTTGCGTCCCGTCCGTAGCCCGGCGCACCTTCAGCGGTACGGCCCGTCGGGACCGGCAGCGTCGCAACCGGCGACACCGGGCCCCGCGTACGGCGCGGGTTCGCCGTCGAATTGAACTTGCCCATATCACACCTCCTTGTCAGGAATGTTGAGGAACTTTGCGATCTTCCGCAGGTGCCACGGACCGAGGCCCTCGGAACCTTTCGGGCAGATCAGGAACGACTGCGGACCGTCCGGGTCCGAACCGGCGCGGACCAGCCCGAGGATCTCGGTGCTGATGTCGTCGTCGGTCCACAAGATCGGGCGTCCCAGGGAAAGCTGGTCGAAGAACTCGGCGAGCTTCCACCAGCCCTTACCGGCGTACCGCGTGCCGTCGTACATCGGGTTCTCCAGCACCCGAAAGTGCGGAAGGAACAGCGCGTCGGACACGTTGTTGGCGTGGTTCTGCCAGGTGGTCAGCCAGACGATCTCGGCCAGCTTCTCTTCGTGCACCCGGCAGATGAAGTCCAGCACCGGCTGCGCGGCAGTGATCAGCCAGTCCTTGGTTGCCCCGGCAGCCAGCCGCTGTATCCACTGATCTTCGGGCCACACGTGTGCGGGCACCCTGTACGGATCAGCGTTGATAACGCCGTCGATGTCCAGAAGCCAGATCGGTCCCATCCTCAACCCCCCTTCGAATCGGGGAGGAGACAGCAGCAGGAGGTCACGAGAACCAAGTGCAGCGGGGTTTTTTCAGCCAATTGAAGTATCCCGCTACAGCACACCGTGACCGATGCTGCGCTCCTCCGAGAACCAGTTGAGCCGGGTGTTTTGAGCAGATTGAAAATCAGCGAAGTAGCCCGACTCCTCACACCGGAAGTGCCCCTGAACCATAACCCGAACCGGGCAGGGAAGCAAGCCACTTCCAAAACGTGTGAAACACGCCATGGTCTACTATGATGATCACCATGGGCCACAGCCTGAAGCACACCTTCGGCACCTGGGACGCCGCCACCCAGGAGCAGTTCCTGGCTGGGCTCAACCTGGAATCCCTCGTCGAGATCGCCCGAGGCGAATGGTGGTGGGAGTCGCGGCCCGAGCAGATCCCGCCCACGGACCTGGACTGGCTCGTACACCTGTACCTCGGCGGGCGCGGAACCGGCAAAACCCGCTCCGGCGGCGAATGGATCGTCGACCGGTCCCAGGAATACCCGGTGGACATGTTCGGCGTCCCCACCGAACGCCTCGTCATCGCCCCCACCCTGTCCGATGCCCGCGACCAGTGCATCGAAGGGCCGTCCGGCATCGCCCGGGTTCTGGAGCGCCGGGGCATTCCCTACCACTACACCAAGTCCCCGAAGCCGCAGATCATCCTCACCGAGTCCGAGTCCCGCATCCACTTCATCGGCTCCGACCCCGACAAGGCCCGAGGCTTCAACCTGGCCGATGTGTGGATGGACGAGATCATCAAGTGGCAGGATGCGCGCAAGACCTGGCTGGAGGGCGTGCTCCCGGCCCTGCGCATGAAGATCCCCGGCGACCATCCCCGGGCGTTCGTGACCACCACCCCCAAGGCGATCCAGCTGCTGATCCAGTGGGTGGAGAAGCACGAGGAGGAACAGGAGAAGATCCGCTCCGGAGAGAAGATCAAGACCACGATCAGCATGTCGACGGGTTCGACGTACGACAACGCCGAGAACCTGAGCGAGGAAGCCCTGCAAGGCTTCATCGACACCTACGAGGGAACCGACCTGGGTGAGCAGGAGCTGCACGGGCGCCTGCTGCTCAACGACTCCGGCAAGCTGTTCCACCAGAGCGACATCAACCGCAACCGGGTCGACATCGGGCCGTTGAATGTGCGGGCCCGGGTGGTCGGGGTGGACCCGTCGCTGACCGGTGACGGCGCCGATCACCAGGATGAGATGGGCGTTGTCGTACTTTCGGCTGACGAGCGCGACCACATCTACGTCCTTGCCGACGAGTCGCAGTACCTGACCGGCCGTGACGCCGCCCTGCACATCTGGCGGGTGTTCGCCACGTGGGAGGCCGACATCGTCGTGTACGAGGACAACCTGGGCAAGGCGTGGATGAGGAAGGTGCTGGTCGACGCGTATGAAGAGCTGCGCGACGCCGGTCTGTTCCCCGCCGACAGCACCCCGCCGATGAAGTCGGTGCACTCCAACCAGGGCAAGAAGACCCGGGCGGAACGGTTTGCGCTGCGCTACCAGCAGGGCCGGGTGCACCACGTCGGAGAGTTCCCGATCCTGGAGCGCCAGCAGGTCACGTTCGACCCGGAATCGTCGCGCGAATCCCCGGACCGGATGGACGCCGGTGTCCACGGCGCGAACTGGCTGATGGACGGGGAGAAGAAGCGCATTCGGGTCGCGACCCCGGCCCGGCGCCAGGTGTCGGCTGCGTCGCCGTCGCGAATGCCGACGGGAATGATCCCGAGAACCCCATGGTCTTAGTGAACTAGGTTGACTCGTTATACCATGTTTGCGTGATCGATCACCCCGTCTGGCTCGTGCTCGTCATCCTGGCCACGGCCCGGGTGGTCCGATTCGTCTGCGACGACTACCTGAGTAAGGACTTTCGCCTGTGGGTCCTGAACAAGTTCGGCGATGATTCCAAGATCAGCTATCTGGTACATTGCCGGTGGTGCGTGGCCATCTGGGTCTGCGCCGCCGTCGTACCGTTCAGCTGGTTCGGAACTGGACATCTGTGGGCGCAGATCCCGATCACCATCCTCGCCGTGGCGCTGGTAGCCCCCGCAGTCCTGTCCATCAACGAACTGAAGCCCCAGATCACGGTCAACAGCCGGGAAGGTGAGCCGTGGCGCTGAAGACCCGACACAAGACCGAGGCTCCCATCAGCCCGCGCAACATGGTCGCCTCGGCGGCGCGTGTCCCGGTCGAAGGCTTCACGTGGCCTACCGCCCCCTATTCGGCGGACAAGGCGTGGCAGGCCGAAACATGGCGCCTGTACAACTGCATCGGTGAGCTGCACGACGCGGCCGACTACATCGGTTCAGCCTGCTCCCGGGTCAAGATCGGCGTCTACGAGGTAGACGATTACGGCAACATCCAGGGCGAGGCCGAAGACCCCGAGATCAGGGCTCTGGGCACCTCCCTGTTCGGCGGCGCCGGGGCTCGGGCGGAGATCCAGCGGGCCCTGGGCGTCAGCCTCACCGTTGCCGGGGAGGCGTACCTGATCGGCCGGACCGTCAACAAGATGGACCGGTGGACGGTTGCCGCACCGACCGAGCTGAATTCCGAAGGACCCCGCCTGTACCTGTCGCAGGGCGACACCGCCACGGCGCTGGTGCAGAAGAAGGACATGCTGCTGCGGGTGTGGACGCCGCACCCGGCGAACATGTGGTTCGCCGACGCCCCGGCGCGCTCGGCTCTGCACGTCCTTTCCCAGCTGGAGAAGCTGACCCGCTACACCGATTCCCAGCTTGACTCCCGCATCGCCAATGGCATGGTGTGGTGTATCCCGGCCGGGATGGACTTCCCCCGGGGCGACGACCAGTCGGTTGCCGAGGCCCTGCTGGAGCTGATCCTGGAGGCGATGGAAGCCTCCCTGACTGGCTCGGGGCAGGCCGCCGGTATTGCCCCGATCATCGTCGAAGTCCCCGCCGACCTCCCCGCCCCGATCGCGGAACTGCTGCGCAACCCGATCCGCTTCGAGTCGCTGCTGAGCGAGGTCGCGGCACCGCTGCGTGACGAGGCCATCCGCCGCCTGTCGATCTCGATGAACATCCCCCCGGAGGTCATGCTGGGGATGGGCCAGTCGGCGAACCACTTCAACATCTGGCACGTTGAAGAGTCCGCTGTCAAGATCCACGTCGAGCCGATCATGGTCCGCATGTGCGACGCGCTCAACACCTGGCTCTACGCCAGCCTGACCACCCTCGGCCGGGCCAGCGAGATCAGCCGCTGGACCTACTGGTTCGACACTTCCACGCTGACCGTGCGCCCGAACCGCCTCGCCGACGCCGTCTCCCTGTACGACAAGGAAGCCCTGTCCGCCGAGGCCCTGCGCCGCTACGGCGACTTCAAGGAAGACGACGCCCCGTCGGCACAGGAGCTGTCGCAGCGCCGCACCATGGAAGTCATGCTCCGCGACCCGACGATCTTCGCCGACGCGAACGTCCGCAAGGAAGCAGGCATCGAGGTCGAACTGACCCCGATCGGGATGGGGGAGACTCCGCCGCCGCCCCCGCCGACCCCCGAGATCACGAACATGGCCGAAGGACCGGCGCCGTTCACCGACCTGCCCGAAGACGCCCGCAGCGCCCCCGACACGACTACCGCAGCCTTGGTCACCGGCGGCGGCCCGGTCCTGGAGGCGGCACACCACACGGTGCGCCGGGCGCTGGAGCTGGCAGGGAACCGGCTGCTGACCGCCCAGACCCGCAAGACTGTCTGGTCGTCGGTGCCCAAGCACGAGCTGCACACCAAGGTCAAGGTCCGCGACTGGGACCACGCCGACCAGATCCTGGCCTCGGCCTGGGACAACCTGCACTCCGACGCCCGCGACCTGGGCGTGGATCAGTCGAAGTACGCCGTCGCAGTGGAGAACTACACGCGGACCCTGCTTACCCGGTCGATTGCCCACGACCGGACCATGCTGGCAGCGGTGCTGCGTGAAGTCGGGCTGATCCGATGACGCAGCCGACCGAAATCCCCATCGACCAGGTTGAGCAGGTTCCCCCGCCGGAGCCTTCCCCCGAGGGCAGCGAGGACCTGTCGGCGCTAGAAGTCGCGATGACCGCGATCGTGCTGGCGGCTCTGACTGCCTGGCTGCTCAAGGTTGCCAGCGCGGTCAACCGGGATGTCCGGCGTTTCGGCACTGCGCCGCATGCGGACGAGGCGCTGTTCCTGGCGGCGGACTGGACGCGGGAGGTTGATCTCAAGATCATCCCCGAGCTGCGTGACGTGCAGCGGCGCGGCTGGCGCAAAGTCGCCCCCGCCCGGCGTTCGTACCCAGAGGCGAACGCCGTCATGCTCGACGAGCTTGCCAAGGCCCGCAACCTGCTTGTTCGCATCCCCGACGAGGTCTACGCCCTCGTGAATGCTGAACTGATGGCTTCCGCAGCGGCAGGTGACGACGTATACCACCAGGCCGCCCGGGTGGACCGTCTTCTCAACGCGACCGGCTCCGAGAACTGGCCCAACCGTGCCAAAGTCATCGCAGTCACCGAGGTCAACCGGGCCTACTCGGCCTCCATCCTCGCCGGTGGATTCCAGGCGCAGATCGATGAGAATCGCCCCCTGCTCAAGCGCTGGGACTCCAGCAATGACAGCCGGGTCCGTGAATGGCATCGTGCCGCAGACGGTCAAACGGTACCACTGGCCGCAGCGTTCGACGTGGGACCGGACCGGCTCCAGTACCCGGGAGACCCGGACGGTCTGCCCCACAACGTCATACACTGTCGGTGCACCCTCGACATAGTGGATGGAGATGAGATCCGTGGCCGATGAGCCCAACACCGGGGCCATGATCGCGCTCCTGCCCAGCGAGGAAGACGCAGCCCGTCTCGTCGTCCCGGGCGGAGAAAAGGCCGAAGACCTGCACGTCACCCTGTGCTACTGGGCCGACGCCTCCGAACTGGACAACCAGACCCGGCTCCAGTACCTGCGGGCCGCGATCAGCCTCGCCGCGAACTTCCCCCCGTTCGCTGGTGAAGCATTCGGGTTCGCCGTGTTCAACCCCGGCGAGGAAGCCTGCACGGTGCTGGAGATCAACGGCGAGGTTGTAGCTGCCCTGCGCGACGGCCTCGTCGAAATGGTCGGCACCGGCGACTCCCCCGAGCCGTGGAACGCACACCTGACTCTTAAGTACGGAACCGTCGGGAACCCCACGGTCACCGACCGGCTTGGCACAATCGTCTTCGACCGCATCCGGGTTGCGTTCGCCGAAGAGGCTGTCGACTTCCCGTTCTCCGGCGAGCCCGCCGAGGCTGGAACTATGTTGATGGAGATGGCGGCAACCGAGCCGGTCGAGAACACCCGGCCGAACCCGCCCGTACTGCCCGACGGCTATGACATGGAAGAGTACGACTCGGAGTTCGCGTCGGCCTGTGGTTGCGGAAACATCATCGCCTCGGTCAACACGAACACCTGGTCGAAGCTGCCGGTCGCTGACCGGGAGACCCCGTGGAACGCCGATGAGGCCATCGCCCGGATCTCCACCTGGGCGGGCGGCAACGGCAACAAGTTCGGCTCGCCGTTCCTGTGGAAGGCCAAGGACGGCCAGCCGCTCAACCCCGACTCGTACCGGCTGCCGATCGCTGACGTGGTCAACGGGCGTCTGGTGCTGATCCCCCGGGCCGTGTTCAGCGCTGGGACGATCCTGTCTGGCGGCCACGGCTACCTGGAGGGCGTGGTTACCGATGCGGAACGCGACGCGCTTAAGGCCACGGTCACCGAGATCTACGACATGCTCCAGAAGCAGTACCAGGACCCGCGCGTGGTCGCTCCCTGGCTGCGGGGCCGGACTCCCGACGAGAGGGAAGCGGAGGCCGCGAACATGACTTCGAGCATCGCTGCTGCGATCAACTCTTCGGGCTGGTCCTCCATGCCTATCGCAGACGCGGGGCACGGCTGGGACGGCGACGCCGCCCGGTCGCATGCCCGCACCTGGGCCGATGGCGACATGCGCAAGTACCGCCGGATCTTCCTGTGGTGGGATTCGAACAATCCGGAGAACTTCAGCTCGTACAAGCTGCCGATCGCCGACATCATCGACGGCACCCCGACGATCATTCCGAAGGCGGTGTCGGCGGCGCTGGGTGCGATCAACGGCGCCCGGGGCGGGGTTGCCATTCCTGACGACGACATGGGTTCGGCGCGTTCGGTGCTGGAGGGCATCCAGTCGCGGATCGAAGGCGGTAACTCGACGACGGCTGCTGCCACTGCGGTGCCGGTCGCCCCGCCCCGGGAGTGGTTCGACGATCCGCAGCTTTCCGGCCCTACCCCACTGACCGTGACCGCCGACGGACGCGTGTACGGGCATCTGGCGGCGTGGGACGTCTGCCACATGGGGATCGCGGACCGCTGCGTCCTCGCCCCCCGATCGGTGACGAACTACAAATATTTCCGCAACGGCGAGGTACTCACCTCCGACGGGTCCATGATCAAGGTCGGTCGGCTCACCGTCGGCACCGGCCACGCAGACGCCCGGCTCGGCTACATCCCCGCCGCTGACCACTACGACAACACCGGCACCGCCGCTGCCATCGTTGTACCCCGCGAAGACCGGTGGGGTGTCAATGTAGCTGGAGGCGTCGTTGCCGACGCGACCCCGGAACAGATCGCCGCACTGCGCCGGTCCCCGCTGTCGGGCGACTGGCGGCGCACCCGCGAAGGCGGCCTGGAACTGGTGGCGGCACTGGCCGTCAACACGCCCGGGTTCCCGATCATCTCCCGCACCGCGTCCGGGGAACCGGCGTCGCTGGTCGCGGCAGGTCTGGTCCTGCCCGAAGGCATGGAGATCGAGCCGCACCCGGACGAGGACTTCGGCATGGCGTCGGCAATGGAGGAACGGGTCAGCGTGATCATGGCGCGGATCGAAAAGCGTCTCGGAGCGGACCGGGCACGCCGGTTCCACGAGGCCATCGCACGGGTCAAGGGGTGACATATGGGATGCGCATGTGGAGGGGCTTCGGTAACGCCTGCGGCTGGACAGTCGCTGCGGGCATCGGGGTCCGACAAGTGGATCGTGTACCGGGCAGACGGCACGGTCGGTGAATACGACTCCGAGCCCCAGGCCCGGATGGAAGTAACCCGCACCGGCGGGTCGATGCGGAAGAAGTAGCCATGGCTGAGACCGTCACCAACCGGGGCAAATTCCGGTTCTTCACCGCCTTCCTCGCCGCCAACGACGTGCGGATGGGGGCGATCCTCGGTACCGCCGTCGGAGTCAACGACCCGGACCTGAACACGGTCGCCGACCTTGACGCTGTCGCGGGCGTGTCCATCCTGGCCGAACGCCTGACCCTGGCCGGGGAGACCGTCGGTGAGGATGACGTGAACAACCGGGCGTTCTACGACGCCAACAACACGGCGTTCACCCCGGTCGCGGCGACCACCGTCCAGGGCGTGTTCATCTACGACGAGGGCGGCGGCACCGACGCCAGCCGGGACCTGATCGCCGTGTACACGACCGGGTTCCCGCAGCCGCTGGATGGCGGGCTCAACATCAACATCGCTGATCTGATCCGGGGAACCTGACATGTCGGCGAACTTCAACCCGGCCGCTGACGCATGGCTGACGGGGACCGCTGGCGCTGCCGGTCCGCTCGGGACGGGGGCGTACACCATCGCCACCCTGTACCGGGCAGCTGCCGCCAACGACGGTCTGACCAGCCTGCGCGCCGCCGGGTCTGAAGTTCGCGGCCTGCTCCAGGACACGTTCCACCTGTTCGGCAACGGCGACTTCTCCAGCGGCGACGCGACCACCACCACGGCAACCTGGTGGGTCGGGGCGCAGACGAAACCGGCCGGGAACCAGGTGTACCGCCACCACGCGTGGCTGTACGACTCGACCGGCGCGGGCGCTATGACCCACGGCGTGTCCTCCGGTTCCGGCAACCACGCCGACGGTGCGGCCATCGACCAGATCCGGATCGGCTGGTCAGCCAACCGGGGCAATGGCGACATCGCCGTCATGGCCTACTGGTCCTCGGAACTGTCCGACGCACAGCTGAACACGCTGCGATCGGGTTCCCTGCTGGCCTGGGCTGCACTTGCGCCGCAGGAGCTGATCACCTTCGAGAACTGGAACGGCGCCACCGGCTGGTCGACCAGGCTCGGAAGCTCGGCCCTGTCGTCGATCACCGGGACTGTCGGAGTCGGCGTCAACCCGCCGTCGTTCAACTTCAACCTGGTCGCCTCAGTTGACCTGACCCCGGCAAGTTTTGCGTTTTCAGCTGTCCCCGTGACGGCGGTACCGCAGCCAATCACCATCAACCTGGTTCCTGGAGTTTTCCAGTTCAGCGGGGTACCAGTTGCATCCGTTCCTGGTGCGGTGACGGTGATTTTGACACCAGCCGGGTACGTGTTCTCGGCGGTGCCGGTCGTCGCGCAGGTGCCGGGAACCGGCGGCGTGGATGTGGAATGGTGTGCGAGTCTCGCCCCGAACTGGCTGGCAGAACTGGAAGATAACTGGAGGGCGGACCTGGCCCCGAACTGGGCCGCGCAGCTGGTGGAGGAGTGCACCTGATGGATGTCAACAAGTCGGTCCTGTCGACCGTCTTCATCCCCGCCAAGGTCGAGGCCCACATCTTCAACACGACTGTGGTCTACGACCCGACCGGCGATGTCGTGGAGGCGGCGTTCAAGCTGCCCGGGGTGAACCCGACGGCCCCGGATTGGAAGTCGGCTTCCTGGTTCACGACCAGCATCGGCCGCTTCTTCGCCCTGTGCCTTGTAGGCCCCGGGCCGGGGGCCGCGTTGGACCTCCCGGTCGGGACCTACAAGATGTGGCTGCGGATCACGGACAATCCGGAGATCCCGGTGATCCCCGTGGACGGGTTCGTCAAGATCTTCTAGTGCGCACAGGCGCCGCCGCAGCCGTACTCGCCACAGCCTGTGCAGCGGTTCGCGTTGGCGGCGATCTCCATCTCCCGGTACATAGTGATCAGCTGGCGCTCGATGTCGCCAGCCGTCTCCACATTCCTCTTGCCTGTGGCCCAGCGCTCCTCGGCGAACGCGTCGCCTGCGGCTTCCCGGTACCGGCCGAAGGCGTCCAGCAGCCGCTCGAACTGGGTCATGTCCTGCCACGGCCTAGTCGACATAGTTTTACCTGGGCTTCCCGTTCTGGTCCACGCACTGCCGGGTGCCGTCGACGACACCCCACTGGCCGCCGCGCTCGTCGCAGCGGTCGGAACGGAAGCTATCCAAGCTCCACGCGCACGCGGCCAGGAGTGCCCCGATGACGACCAGCCATACCCAGGGGCGTCGAAAGCTCATCGCTGGGGCCGCTTCGGGTAGTTCTGGTCTTCCGGGCCGATCCACCGGGACATGTCGTTGAAGTCGACATCGGCCAGTGCTTCCTCGACCCGGGCCCGCATGTCATGCTCCATGACCAGGGTGAGGTAGGTCAGGACCGAACCGTAGGCGGCAAACGCCATGGTGGAGAAGAACCAGTACCAGCTGAAATCGACGAACAGCCCGACGGTGTTGATGAGGGTCGCGGCACCGAAGTAGCTCGCAACCCGGTACCAGCGGTCGGTTACCCATTCGATGGGGGTGACGATGATGGTGCCCAGCGCAGAGCCGAGGGCCCCGATCGCTGCGATGAAACTGTTCACACTTCCTCCTACAGAAGAACCCAATTGATGAAAATCGCCCCGCTCACCGCTCCCATAGCGGCGGACAGGGCGACGATAGCGATACCGGGCCACTTACTCGGTCGGCGGTGCCTGCGGACTGTATTCAACCCGGCCTCCGACGTTCCCGGACGACCAGGCGGCCGTCGCGGGTCGATTGCGTTCCGGGCCGTGGCCTCGGAACCCGGCTGCCCGTTCAGCAGCCACATAGTCATCCAGGCCAACTTCTCGCTCGATCTTCTCGGTGCCGAGGATGGCATATAGGAAATAACGGTTCATCGTGTTGAGTGATCCCGGCAGGGATCGAACCTGCGGCGCAGGGATTAAAAGTCCCCCGTTCTACCTCTGAACTACGGGACCTTGGTGGATCGAGAGGGGTTCGAACCCCCGGCACAAGGATTAAGAGTCCCCTGCTCTACCACTGAGCTACCGATCCTAGGCGGCTCCAGTCTCCGGACACGATCCGGCACCTGTCCCGCTGCCATGGTGGACCGAAGTCCCCTCGCTGACCTACCTGGACTCGAACCAGGACCTAACGGATTAACAGTCCGTTGCACTACCAATTGTGCTATAGGCCATTGGAGGCCCCGGACGGAATCGAACCGTCGTGACCAGCTTTGCAGGCTGGCGCCTAAACCGCTCGGCCACGGTGCCTCGTTGTGGACCCACGGGGATTCGAACCCCGAACCTACTGCTTGCAGGGCAGTTGCTCTCCCGTTGAGCTATAAGCCCGCGACTACGAAGGGACTTGAACCCTCACCTTCCACCTTGACAAGGTGGCGCACTGCCGTTGTGCTACGTAGCCAGGTACTGCGTAGAGCCACGGGGATTCGAACCCCGACACTCCGGAGTGAAAATCCGGTGGGCTGCCATTACCCTATAGCTCCCTATGAAATTGTGCGCTGGCCTAACCGCACCGATACCAGCACGGCCCGCTCCCGAGTCAGTCACGACTCGTGCGGCCTTCCCCACTTCCCATTGGCCGGGGTGACCGGTGGGCGTCGAACCCACGACCTCCGGAGCCACATTCCGGCGCTCTACCGTTGAGCTACGGTCACAGCGGAAGGTGAAGGTATCGAACCTCCGCCCGGTTTCCCGGGGCTACGGGTTAGCAACCCGACCCATTGCCGCTCTGGCAACCTTCCAAGTGGAACCTCCCACCATGGTACACGAGCCCCAGATAGCCCACAAGTGTGTACTTCCAGTGGTGCAGGCGGTTCCAGCGGAAAGCGGAGGTCTTGATCCCCATACCTTGCGGTACGATCCGTTTTCGAGACGGTCCGGGCGCGCTTGTCCCGTTCACTTTCCAACGAGCCCCCACGAGGATTCGAACCCCGGACCTGCTGTTTACGAGACAGCTGCTCTACCGTGCTGAGCTATAAGGGCGTGAGGGAGGCAGGGATCGAACCTGCCGTGCCGGAGCGCCTGATTTACAGTCAGGCTGGACCACCAGGCCCGTCTCCCTCGTCGTACACCTAGAGGGATTCGAACCCCCACTTCCCGGGTCTGAGCCGGTCGCCTCTGCCAGTTGGGCTATAGGTGCTTGTTCGGTGTTCGCCGTTCGGTCATGACCGAACACCGAACACTAGTAGAGCTACGGGGACTCGAACCCCGAACCTCCTGACTGAGAATCAGGTGATCTGCCAGTTGATCTATAGCTCCAGGCCCGGGAGGTCCTCCAGCTTCACGGACCGCCCCGACGATTATCAGTCGCCCGCTTGCCTCCACTGGACCGCGTGCACACGATCCCTCCCTAGGTGAACCTGGCCCATCTATCTCGTCATGGGTCTGGTGCGCGGGGTTGACCGCCCATCAGGTTCACTTGTACACCCACGAGGACTCGAACCTCGAACCCGCTGTTTGTAAGACAGCCGCTCTCCCAGTTGAGCTATAGGTGCGTCCGCCGACAGAAGAAGGTTTGGTTTCGCACCACGCGCGACCGGCCGGACGCTTTGCGAGCTCCGCGACCCTCTTCTGCGGCTAGTGCGGCTGGAAGGAATCGAACCCTCGTACTCCGTTTGGAAGACGGATGCTCTGCCATTGAGCTACAACCACAGCGCCGGGAAGCGCTGCCCATTGGGCCCTTCGCCTCCCTAGGATTTTTGTCAGAGTGCCCTACACTCCGTAGCCGCCACGTCTGGCGACCCAGCTCACCTACAAGGATTCGAACCCCAACTAGCTGCACCAGACGCAGCCGTGCTACCAGTTACACCATAGGTGACCGTATTTCCGCTATTCACTTTTCACGTGGACCGTACGGGACTCGAACCCGCGCTTCCCGGCTCTGGGCCGGTTGGCTCACTCCCTACACACCTGACAGCCCAAGGTGCGTCCGCTATTCACTTTCCACGTGGGAACGCCAGGACTCGAACCTGAAACCTCCCGGGTTTCAACCGGGTGCTCTTCCGTTTGAGCTACAGACCCAGAGGCGGACTCCAACAGGGAGTGGGAATCTCGTCGACAGCCTTACCCCCCGACCCTCACCACGACCCACGTCGACTGTCGGAGTATGGAACTATCGGGCGTCTTCGTCCACCTGATTTCACCGGGACCGTGGCCACGGCACCCAGCTTCCTCGCATACCCGGAGGGACTCGAACCCCCAACCATCCGCTTTGGAGACGGACGCTCTACCAGTTGAGCTACAGGCATAGGCGCCGGGAGCCATTCCGGCAGTTTCCCGCTGAAGGCGGGGGGCTGGTCCGCTCGGAGGGATTCGAACCCCCGACCCCCAGCTTCGGAAGCTGGTGCTCTTTCCGCTGAGCCACGAGCAGTTGCTGTACGTCCGCCTAGAGGGATTCGAACCCCCAGCCTCCTGATCCGTAGTCAGGCGCTCTGTCCGTTGAGCTACAAGCGGTTTGCCAACTGTGGAACCCCGGGTTGGCGCCGGGTCTTCCGAGAACTGCCGCGTGCCATGTGACTGAACACGTTGAGCCCTAGTTCCGTCCGCACCCCTCGTACTGACCGAGGAACCCCCGACTTATCAGGTCGGTGCTCTACCATTGAGCTAGGCACGGTAGTGGCCAGATATTCGTTACATCCATCCAAGCTCCGACCCGACTTGGCGAACACCCGGAAGTTGATCACCCCACCGGCTCCGGGTCCGACCGGTGGGAGAGTCTGTCAGTTCCAGTCGTAAATGAGGTTCATCGTCGTCGCCTCCCTCTCGGGAAGTCGGGCCGGGTGGCCCTGTCGTGGCGGAGACGGGATTTGAACCCGCAACCTACAGGTTATGAGCCTGCCGAGCTACCGAATTGCTCTACTCCGCTATGTACACAGGTTGCCGCACGTCCGCCACTATATGCGGATCTTCATCCGGACGCCTGGGCATGCTCGTCTTCCCAGCTCGTACTGTGTACCGGACTTTGCCCACTAAGCTTACGTGGCCCCGGGCTGGGGTCCCTGGGGGGTTTCTCCGGGGCCAACGTCCCATACTCTACCCGATGTCGGGTTAGGCGTCAACCCCTACTTGGCGGTGCGGGGCTTCGGGCCCCGCTTGCGGCCCGGAACCGGCGCACCGGACAGGCCGCGCTCGTACCGGCCCCGCTCAGTCATCGGGGTCGTCCACGGCTGCGTGGTGACCTCCCACACGATGTTCGGGTTGGCCCGGCGCAGGACAGTCTGGACAGCCTGGGTCACCTGATCGGCCAGGGCGCCAGCGTTGGCCTCCACCGTCTCGAAGAAGTGCCCCTGCGGGTCATCGTCGAAACGCACGAGGCCGGTGGCCTCCCGGTACTGTCCCTCTTCCGCCTTGATGTCAACGCGGAGCATGTCCTTCATCTGATCTCCCTGAGAGTCACGGAACTTGCCTGATGACCGGAACCATAGCAGCTGCCCGGTTGGGAATGCAAGCTGGAGTTCGTGAGACACCCTACCGGCCATATGTGATACATTGTCGACCTAGGTGATGAGCTATGAGCCTGCCGGAGTCCTGAACAGCAAGAATCCACGACTTTGGATGGTTCGCCATGCCTTTCTCGATCCCCGACGACCTCAAGCAGTTTTCTGCTGAAGGTCTCGCGGACCTGGTACGGATCGCCACCGCCGAGCTGACCACGCTCCAGGCGAGTGTCGCCGACCCGACCCAGGTAGACGATGAGACCCTGACCCGCGCCGAGCAGCTCGACGCCTTCCTGACCGCAGCAGACACTGTCGAGAAGGACCGCGCCGACCGTGCCGCACGCTTCAACGCAACCGACCGGACCCCGGCAGTCACCGCATCCACCGAGGTAGCACCGGCAGAGCCGGTCGCCACCGCCACCGAGCCGGTCAAGAACGCCGTATCCACGGCCGTCGCACCGGCTGTAGGCGGGGAAGCGGGCACCGTCGTAGCCGCGACCGTCACCCACAGCTCGAACACCGAAGCCGCGCCGATGCGCTCGGTCCAGGTCGAGAACGTCGCCCCGAACGCCCCCGTCGTACCGCTGGAGTCCGGCGAAGCGTCGAAGTGGGTCATCCGTGCTGCCGGTGACGCCGCTGGCAAGCGCATGGGTGAGGAACTGGACTGGGACGACCTGGGCAAGGTCTTCGCATCCCGCTCCATCGGCTACAGCGCCAACTCGGCATCGGTACGCGCCTCGGGCGGCTACGCCCAGACGCCGATCGCCCAGATCGAGCGCCAGTACAAGCCGGAGTACGTCCTGGACGCCGGATCGGACCTGGCCGCCTACAAGCAGCTGGGCAAGATCAGCGCCGACTTCAACGCGGGCACCGACTCGGTCACGGCCGGTATCGCCTGGTGTGCGCCGTCGCCGGTCGACTACTCCACCTGCAACCCGATCGAAGCAGACGGCATGCTGCGCACGCCCGAGGTTCTGGCCCCGCGCGGCGGCATCCGCCACAACCAGGGCCTGGCCTTCTCCGACTTCTTCGGCGGCGACTTCGTACTGCCGATCACTGGCTACAACATCCTGACCGAGGCCCAGGTCATCGCCGACACGGCCAAGACCTGCTTCACGATCCCCTGCCCGCCGTTCGTTGACGACCGGCTCAACGTGGCCGCGCTGTGCCTGACCGGCAACATCCTCCAGAACCGCGCCTACCCGGAGTTCGTATCCGAGTTCACGCGTGGAGCGACCGCCGCGATGGCCCACCTGGTCAACCGCGAGATCATCAACGAGATCGAGACCGGCTCGACGGCCGTCACCCTCCTGACCACGGACCCGTGGCTCACGGACGGTTCGGCGCTGTCGAACCTCGTCTCGGCTGTCGAGCTGGCGGTCATGGACCTGCGGTACTTCTACCGCACCAGCATGACCCAGCGCTTCGACGTGGTCCTGCCGCTGTGGGTCAAGGCCCAGCTGCGTGCCGACTGGGTGCGCCGCAACGCCACCAACAGCCCGGACATGGCCGACGCCGCGATCGACGCGATGTTCTCCACGCGTGGCGCGAACGTCCAGTACGTCATGGACTGGCAGGACGCGTTCGCTCCGGCTGGCCTGACCAACACCTACGAGGAGCTGGGCGCGACCGGCGTTGCCGTCACGAACCGCCCGTTCCGCATGCCGGTCACGGTCAAGTTCCTGATCTACCTGCCGGGTACCTGGATCGTCGCCCGCAACTCGGTGATCCGCCTCGACATGGTCTACGACAGCACCAAGCTGGCCACCAACCAGGTCACGCAGCTGTTCGTCGAGGACGGCTACAAGCCGATGCGCATGTGCGTCGAGTCGCGTGCCTACGCTGTGCCGATCTGCCCGAACGGTTCGACGGGCGTTCAGCGCGCCGTCGCCTGCGCGGACGTGACCCCGTAGTAGTCGCCGGGGCCGGGCTTAGGTCCGGCCCCATCCACTACAGCGACTTCTACGAGGAGGTGAAGACATGGCGCTGGTAACCCCACCCAACCCGATCGCCTACCCGGGCGACATGGTGACCCGGTATGGCCTGTTCAACGCAGCCATTACCCCGTCGGAGTGGCAGGACGAGTGGGGCAGCGGCGGGATCGTCTTCGAAGACGAGTTCTGCTCCCTGCCTCGCGGCTACGACGTCAACTGCACCGACACGCTGGCGGCCAAGACGTTCGACCCGCAGACGACTATCCCGGGTACCCCGTTCGTGGTGTACGCGGGCCTGGTCTGCGGATCGGTGGGCCACACCGAGGCTGAGTTCCAGGCGAAGGTCCTCAACCGCCTCAAGGCGGGGGAGCAGGGTGCTGTTGAGCAGATCTTCTCCCGGGGCCTGAACGGGCAGTCGCGTCCGCTGGCGAACGCCGCCCCGAATGCGGGGACCGTGGTTCCTGCCGGTACGACGGTCGCCGACCAGATTGGCGCCCTGGAGGAGGCCCTGTACTCCACGTACGGCTTCCGGGGCGTGCTGCACGTGCCGTTCCAGTACGGCGAGCGTATGCACGCCGCCATGGCCCTGGTACGTGACGGGTCGGTTTGGCGTACGGCGCTGGGCACGGCGGTGTCGATCGGCAACTACGACGGCTACTCGCCTGCCGGTGTTGCTCCGGCGGCTGGCCACACGTGGATCTACATCACGGGCCAGACGTTCGTGTGGCGCAGCCCGAACCCGTTCGTTTCGGATCTGGCGGGTTCACTGAACCGGGCCACCAACCAGGTGACGTTTGTCGCCGAACGTGAATACATCGTCACCTATGAGTGTGGCGCCTTCGCTGTGGATGTGACGTACTGATGGCAGTTGTGATCCCGCGCCGGGGCGAGGCGGAGAAGACGGCCAGGCTGCTGCTGGACCTGGCCGATAGCCAGTGGGATGTCAAGACCACGACTGAGTTCGGCGGAGACAAGGGCATTGCCTTCATCATCCCCGACACCCTGCACGACAAGTACCTGGAGGCCATCAACCAGCCCCAGGTAGGCGAGGAAGAAGCGGCAGCGCCCAAGCGGCGCGGCGGTCGTCCCCGCAAGGCAGCGGCCCCGGTCGTAGAACCGACTGAGGCCACCGATGACGACACTGACGAGGAGTAGCCGTGGCTACCGACTGCTTTGTCCCCATTCGGGTTCCGGGCATCCGGGCCACGAAGCTCAACTCGTGTGGTGCGGTGCTTGACGACGGCTGCGCCTCGGTGACCACCTCCGGCATCATCACGATCACGATCGAGAAGGAGGTCGTGGACCGTCAGGGTGACCCGCAGCTCAACGCGAACGGGGACATCTGCGACGACACCACGAAGGCTGAGCAGCGCCGCTGGTACAACGTCACGGTGGAGTTCTGCCGTGTCGACCCGGCCCTGATCAACCTGATGACCGCCGAACCCCTGGTCCTCGACGACACGACGCCGACCCCGAACATCGTCGGCTTCCGTACCCGGCGCGGATCGGTGGACCTGTCCAACTTCGCGCTGGAGTGGTGGACCGGCCTGGGCGGCGACACCTTCTGCACCGGCGGCATCCAGAAGTACGGGTACGCCCTGATGCCGTTCCTGTCCGAGGGCGTCATGACCATTCCGACGTTCCAGAACGACCGGGCGAACTTCACGGTCACGGCCCGCACCAAGTTCAACAGCCTGTGGGGAACGGGACCGTACAACGTCCTGATCAACCAGTCGGGCCTGAACTCGGGCCTGCCGGGTCCGCTGCTCTCGGCGATCACCGCCAACGACGACTTCCACATCCAGACCACGACCCTGCCGCCGCCGCTGTTCAACACCTGCGGCTGCGTGGACGTGACCCCGACGGTGCTGATCGCGCCGACCGTGGGTGCTGCGCCGCTGAATGTGGTGCTGACGTTCCCGCTGGACGGGGCCGGACAGCCGATGCTTCCGGCGACGATTACCTGGGAGACCGGCGTCACCCAGACGGTCACCTCGGGTACGACGGTCAACCACAGCTACGCCGTGGCTGGCACCAAGAACGTCACCTACCGGCCGACGACGCATTCCGCGCCGACGTTCACCAACACCGTCACGGTTTCCTAGGAGAGCCCGTCATGGCAGGCACTATTTCGATCCAGACGGATTCGTACGCGATGCTGACCCCGATCGCGCAGCGGGTGCTGTGCTGGGCGGCAGCCGACAAGCAGCGGGTCCGTGTCGACACTTCGGGCCGCGTCCCGATGATCGTCATCCCCGAGGAGATCATCGCCGGGAAGGGCGCCCTGGCGCTTCGTCGCGGCGGTGCCGATGTGGTGGCCGGTTACGTGGCGGGCACCAACGTGGTCTACTCGGCCACGAACGCTCTGGCCGCCGTGTCGCGGGCCCAGTCGGTGGCGCAGGTGTGTGTTGCCGACACGAACCAGCCGACGTTCTCCAACGCGGTCGTGACCGGGTTCCAGGTGGCCCTGACGTACGCGAACGTGGCGGCGGCGGGCACGGTGAACATCGACTGGGGTGACGGCACCCAGACGCTCGGCGCTGCCGAGTCGGGCACGTCGAACCACACGTACACCAACCCGGGCTCGTACCGGATCACGATCACCGACGCTTCGAGCCCGGCCGACACCGGGTTCCTGGTGGTTCACATCCCCCGGGCGTAAGCTAGGGGAAACGCCAGACGCTCAGGGGACAGGTAACACGGGACCTGTCCCCTTTGCTATGCCTGATTCTCCCGCATGAGGGCGGCAACGTCGGACTGGCGGTAGCGCCCATGCCCACCGGGGGTACGGGTACGGGCCAGTCGCCCGGCCTTGGCCCAGCGGCTGACGGTCTTGGGATCTACGCGAAACAGCGCCGCGACCTCACCAGGGGTGAGGAAGGGGTCTTCGTCGTTCTCCAGCATGATCTTCGGCTCCATGCCCAGATGGTACACTATGGCGATCTTGGGTGTAAAGCCGTCACCTGCGCTTCTTGTGCCTGTACGCCTGAGCCCGGGTCATCTGTCCGGACAGGACCTCCGGCAGGAGTCCGCCGATATGCCAATGGTCTCCGCATTTGAACGGAGTCTTGTGCTCCCCGTGGTGCAGCCGGGCCGCGCGCCGGGCCACTTTGCGCGACTTGTAACAGATCTTCTGACACGTGAAGTTGTGCACCCCGAGGTCGATCGGATGCAGATGTTCCATCCAGTTCCTCCGCCGCAACCGTCAAGATATCCTGATCGAGATAGTAGAGGAGGTTCTCGTGGCTGCACCCTGCAACTGGACGATCGCCCCGACGTGCTGCCCGGAGTGGGACACCGCCGATCAGGCCCTCAAGGACGCCGCCACGGCGTGGGCCAGCCTGATCCTGTGGGCCTCGACCGGACGGCAGTACGGGCAGTGCCCGATCACCGTGCGCCCCTGCGGCATGGGAACACCCTGCGGCGACGGCTCCCTGATGTGGTCGGGATGGTGGCCCGGCTCCGGTGGCTCCGGCTGGGTTCCCTACAACTTCAATGGGGAATGGTTCAACTGCGGATGTCCGGCCGCCTGTTCGTGTGACCCGCGCTGCCAGATCCTCCTCCCCGAGCCGGTAACCGGCGTGACGAACGTGTCGATCGGCGGAGTAACCATCAACCCTTCGGCGTACCGGGTCGACGATCGGCGCTGGCTCGTTCGTACGGACGGCGACTGCTGGCCGCAGTGCCCCGACATGAACACCGACAACGGCACCGCCGTGTTCACTGTGACCCTGCTGCGCGGTGAGGAAGTACCGGCGGCGCTGGCCAACGCTGCGGGCACGCTGGCGTGCGAATACCTCAAGGCGTGCGCCCTGGACAAGACGTGCCGCCTTCCCGGCCGCGTCCAGGAGCTGGCCCGCAACGGGGTCACGTACTCCTTCGTCGATGTCGACCAGCTGCTCAACGCTGGCCTGACCGGCATCAACGAGGTCGACATGGTCATCCGCGCGCTGAACCCGACGCGGCTGCCGTACCGTCTGAGGGTGCGTACGCCGGACGTTCGTCCCCCGCGTATGGTCACCATCCCGTAGCAAGGAATCGAACATGGCCGACGAGGCGCTGACTGTTGCCAACCTGCTCCTGGACTGCCTGTGTAAGAAGCTGGCCGTCCGGGAGAACCCGCCGAAGCTGTGCTGCCTGCGGTTCGGCACCGACGTGACCCAGGACGCCGCCCCCGAGGATGTCTGCTGCGAAGGCTTGGGCTACGTCCGGTTCGGGGACATGTTCGCCTCCAGTGAGGCGTTCCCGGAGCCGGACCCGGCTGACAACTGCCAGGGCGCGATGTGGGCGCTGGAGCTGGAGATGGGCGTCCTGCGCTGCGGCGACCCGACCGAATGCCAGGCGTGGAATGCGGGAGCGGCGCAGCATATCTCGGACCGGATGGCGATGGTCGAGGCCCTGTGCTGCTTCAAGGAAGCAGGGGAGCGGACCGGGCTGTACCTGAACACGTTCATCGGGCAGGGCGCCCCGATCCCGATCGAAGGCGGCTGCAACGGCGCCACCCAGGCGGTCACCGTGCAGATCCACGGGGCCTGCTGCGTCTAGGATGGGCGATATGAGCGAACCGAAGACTGTTGCCCTGCGTGCCGTGGTCGGCTTCCATGGCCTGTCCCAGAACGATGTCATCCACGTCGACCCGGCGGACCCGCACTATGCCGGGCTGCTTGACGGCGGATTCCTCGCCTACGCGTACCCGGAAGACGACCCAGACGCCCAGGCCACGATCCTCCAGGTCGACACCCGAGGTGAGGAGACGACGATCCTCGGCGTCCGCCCGGCCCGCGCCCGTCGCCGTCGCTCGGAGGAAGACTCCGATGGCACGCCTGATCCTGAATCGGCCTGAAGTCCTACGCACCGCGCATAAGCGGGGCACGGAGCTGGTGAGCCGGGTAACCCGCATGGCGGCGGGGATTGCCCGGCGCACCGCCCCGAAGGGGCAGATCAGCCTGTCGGCTCCCACCGGGGCCCGGCTGCGCGGCTCGATCTACAACGACCCGCCGCGCGTGTCGGCGAACCTGGTCCGGGGCAAGATCGGTTCCAAGCTGAAGTACGCGGCGACGGTGTCGCTGGGTTCCCGGCCGCACGTCATCCGGGCCCGGCGCACCAAGACGCTGAAGTTCTTCTGGAACCGCGTCGGCCACGTCGTGTACCCGGTGCAGGTCAGTCATCCTGGCCGCCGCCGCCCGAACCTGTACATGCAGCGGGCGATGAAGGTCGCGGCGCTGGCGAACCGGTTCCAGTACCGGTCCCGCGTCAAGTAAAACGTCAGCTACTATGTTCCTATGACGGAAGAGTCCAAGCAGGTCAGCATGGTCGTTGACGGTCGAACCCTGACCGTGAAGGCCCCGGACCCCGACCAGCTGCTGGCCTGGATGGGGCTCACCGCCTCCCTGACGGGCGATCTCACCGACCGCGACCAGGCCGAGGTCAACGAAGATCTGACCCTGATCATGGAGGCCATTCTCGGCCTGTTCGAGGACGACGATGAGCGGCGCTGGTTCCGGCGCGCCACGGTCCTGGGCAAGGCGAAGCTGACCGATGTGGTCGCGGCTGTCGTGTCGGCGGATGCGGAACCGGAGGCACCGGCCCCGAAGCCGAAGGTGCGCCGAGCCGGTGCCCGCTGACCCGCTTGCCTCACTAGAACCCTTCGACCTGGAGATCGAGGTTGCGGGGCGGGACTTCCTGCTCCCTGCCGCCCCGGCCGTTGACTGGCTGCGGATCTTCCTCGCCAACAACCCGACCCTTGACGACATCCTTCCGGGCATGGCCGGGCCGCAGTGCCGGGCGCACCTGTACCGGTCGATGATGGCTGGCTCGTTCACTACCGAGGAGTGGAAGCAGCTGCTGCTGGACATCATCGAGGCAGTTTCGGGGCGGCGCTGGTGGCAGGCGCTGAACCTGATCAACGCGATGAAGGAACCGGCGAACTGGACTCCGGTGCACGGGCATCTGCTGCTGCGTGGAATCGACGTCCGGCAGGTGAGCCTGGCCGCGTGGTTGGACGCGACGTATGCGCTGGTCACGGAGAACATGGACAAAGATGAGAAGATCAAGTTCCAGCTGGCGATCGACACCGTTCCGGACAGCGTCAGCGCCGAGGACGCGATCGACGAGGCTGAGCAGGAACGTGCCTTCCTGGCCATGATGCAGGCTGTGCAGTCTGCTTAGGGCATAAGCGACTACGTTGCCCTAGAATCTGATCGTGGCCTCCCTCGGTGAAGCGTTCATCAACGTACGAGCGGACCTCAAGCCCTTCACCAAGGATCTCGCGAAGGAGCTTAAGGTCATCCTCGACGCTGCCGAGAAGGAAGTTGGCAAGCGGGGTAAGGAGATCGGCAAGAACCTCTCCGACAGCATCCGGGACGGCGCCCGCGCCGACGCGTCCAAGATCGGCGACGTGATCGGCAAGGAGATCAAGAAAAAGAAGATCAAGATCGAGACTGAGGTTGACCGCGACGCGGTGAGCCGCAGCGCCAAGACCGCCCTGGGCGAAGTCGACACCCTGGCCAAGTCCGTCGCCACCTCCCTGTCCAAGCGCTTCACCGACACTTTTGCCTCCCTGGGCCGGTTCCTGTCCGGCACTTTCCAGAAGGCATTCAGCAGCGTCACCGAAGGCGGCGCGAGCAGCGGGCCCGTCGGCGCAGCGGTAATCGGCGGTGCCATCGCGATCCTGGTCTCCCTGCTGGCGTCCCTGATCCCGCTCGCTATCCAGGCTGCCCAGGCCCTCGGCGGCCTGGTCGCGGTCCTGTCCATCCTGCCCACCGCAGTGGCGGGCGTTGTCGCCGTCATGGCGGTGCTGAACCTGGCCTTCCTGGGCTTCGACAAGGCGATCACCGCTGCCGTGAGCGGCGACGTGGACGACTTCAAAAAGGCCCTGGAAGACCTGACCCCTGCCGCACAGAAGGCCGCCAAGTCGCTGTTCGGGCCGCTGTCCAAGCTCCAGAACCTGGTCCAGGAGGCACTGTTCCAGCAGCTGGAAAAGCCGTTCGCACGGCTCGGAAAGCTGCTGTCGAGCAAGGCGTTCACCAACGGTATGGATCTGATCGCCCGCAGCCTGGGCGCGATCATCGCCGAAGTGGTCAACTTCATCACCTCGGCTGAGGGCGTGGCGACGATCCAGGCCGTGTTCGACGCCATCTACCAGGTTCTCGCCGCGATCCAGCCGGTCATCCGGCCCCTGGCGTCGGCGTTCGCCACGATCATCCGTGCAGGTGCTCCGGCCCTGGTCACCCTGGCCCAGGTCATCGCAACCCTGGCCCAGCACTTCGCCGACTTCATCGCCAAGGCACAGCAGTCCGGAGCGCTGGACGCCTTCTTCGGCAAGATCAGCCAGATCTTCATCAACCTGGGCCCGGTCATCGAGCAGGTCGTGGGCCTGCTGGCAGACTTCATCGCGTTCGGCGTCAACAACCCCGACGCGATCACCGGCATTGCCGACGCCATCCTGGGCCTGGCTGATGCGTTCGCGAAGGCGTTCAAGGACCCGCAGGTCATCGCCTCTCTGGCTGCCATTGTCGGGATCTTGAGTTCGATCCCGCCGGAGACCTGGGGCGAGATCGCAACGGCGATCGTCCGCCTGGCCACCGCCATGGGCATCATGGGTGCTGCGCTGCTGTACCTGGTCGGGATCGTAGCGACGGTGGAGAAGAAGATCGAGGACTTCTTCGCCAACCTGCTCGGTTCCGCCGACCGGACCCAGCGTGGCCTGAAGAACAAGGCGGCGGCTTTCAAGGATGCGGGCCGGGCGCTGATCGGTGCGTTCCTGGACGGCCTCAAGCAGTTTGCTGGCAAGATCGGCGATGTGGGCGGGGCGATCGTCAACGCCATCAAGTCCAAGATCAACGACTCGATCGGCTCGATCAACCGGAGCCTGGCCAACGCATTCTCCCTGTTCGGCTTCAACCCGCCGGACATTCCCTTCCTGGCCAAGGGCGGTGTCATCGACGGGCCGACGCTGGCCGTGGTCGGCGAGAAGGGCCCGGAAGCTGTTGTCCCGCTGAACAACCCGTCGGCGGCGGCAGCGGTGCTGATGCGTTCGGGCCTGGCGAACATGCTGGCCCCGCTGGTGCAGGTCTTCCTGGGTACGGAAGAACTGGAGCAGCGCATGTACCGGGTTGTGTCCAGTAACAACCAGGCTCAGGCCAACAGCCTGCGCCACGGCCCGAGGACGGCCTGATGCCTGCGATCTCGGCGGTGCCCTTCAACACCCTCCCGGCCGTCCGTGTCATGATCAACTGGGCGGACACTCCCGGTGCGTCCAACGCTGCCGTCTTCCGGATCGACTGCGAGACCGGCGAAGAGCAGATGCTGCGCCCATACGTGTCCTACAACGAGGACGGCTACATCGCGCTCTCGTGCGGCGAGGCCGTGTTCTGGGACACCGAGGTCCCGCTGGACCGGTGCGTGCGCTACTGCACCCGGGCGCAGAGTGCCCTGGGCGCCACGATCACCACCCCGGCCGGACCGATCGCCACCGACGACTTCACCCGCAACGTCGCCAACGGGTGGGGAACCGCTACCTCCGGCCAGACCTGGGCGGTCGGCGCTGGCGCTGCCGCTGACTTCCTCGTCAACGGCGCCAAGGGCTTCCAGACCCTGCCCGCCGTGAACGCCATCCACATCATGCTGCTGCCGCTTGGCCAGGTCGCCACCGGAATCCTGGCCAAGGTCAACGTTTCGGCTATGGCCACCGGAGGAAACCTGACCGCCCGGCTGGCCCTGGCCCAGGACATCAACAACTACTACGGCACGTTCGTGTCGTTCACCCCGGCCGGTGCGGTCAACATCCAGCTGAACAAGAACATCGGCGGCACCGGCGCGGCCCTGGGCGGTTCGGCCACGGCGGGCACCTACGCGGCCGGAACCCAGTTCTACGTCCGGTTCGAGCAGGTCCCCGGTGGAATGCCCCGGGCCAAGGCGTGGCTGATCTCCGACCCCGAGCCCGACTGGCAGGTTATCGCCCCGTCGAACGAAGCGGAGATCACCAACCTGGTCCAGGGCGCGCTGCTGTCGCGGTCCGAAGTGGGCAACACGAACGTCAACCCGATCGTGGCCTTCGACGACATGGTCATCTACAGCACCTGTGGCCCGACCGTCACCGTCGAGTCGTGCGGCCCGGACCTGATCGTCCCGTCGTCGGGGTACAACATGCTCCGCGACCCGATGCGCCCCTGCAACGACCTGCATGTGGGCCTGTGCTGGCCCTCGGACCCCGAATGCCGTCCCGGCCGGGGCGTGTACTTTGCCCGCCTGGAAGGTGAGGCGTACGCCGCCAACTCGCAGACGCAGCAGGCGTTCAACGCGGCACGGCCCGCCACGGCCTCCCGTGAGCGCTCCGACGCCGCTTCCACGCTGGTGCTGGTGTCGCGCACCTTCACCGACCGCGACGCCGTGGTGGACATCCTGCGGGCCGGTACGCCGCTGCTGTGGCAGACCGCCCCCGAGTACGGGCAGCCGGACCGCTACATCCAGGTCGGTGACGCGGTTGTCACCCGCTACCATCCCGACCACCGCTACCAGCCGCGCACCATCACCTTGCCGTTCTACACCGTCGACCGGCCCGAAGGCCCCGCCCAGGGAATCTGCGGCGCGCGGGTCAAGGACCTGTGCGACATCTACAGCTCGTGGGGTGCGATGGCATCCGCCGGTCTGACGTACGAAGACCTGCTGCTCGGCTTCGCGTCCCCGTCCGGGCCGCCGGACCCGAACCGCCGCCACTGGATCGATGTAGAGAACGGCTTCGCGAACTGGCTCGGCGTGGAGACGGCGCCGAACACGTGGAAGACCCTGCGGGACGGTGAGTGATGCTGGCCGGGGGAACCGACACGATGTACCGGCGGGTTCTGGCCGGGCCGCGACGTCCGTGGACCCGTATCGCGGTCTACGACGGCGACAACAACCTGCTGACCCACTTCAAGTACGGAAAACGCGGCCAGTTCAACACCCGCGACGGGTCGCTGGTGTTCTACTCCGGCTCGGTGCAGGCCACGCTCACGTCGCGGGTGTCACGGACTTTGACGTTCACCTGCCATGAGGACCTGTACCCGGAGCTGGAGACGGACCTGCTGGCCCCGTACGGAAACATCATCAGGGTCTGGTCGGGTGTGGAGCTGGGCGACGGGGACACCCGCTACTCGTGGCAGGTGTTCGGCGGGCGCATCCAGGACCCGGTGTTCGACTCGGCGTCGGGGACTCTCCAGGTTCAGTGCGCCGATTTCGCCGCAGATGTGATCGACAACGGCTTCCTCACCCCCCACAACTCTGCGGTCGGCACCCTGTGCACCCTTCAGATGCAATCGCTGATCCGGGAGGGCTACCCGGCTGCGTCGTTCGGGGTATCGGACACGTTCGCTGCGGTGATGCCGCAGCTCACCTGGGAGTCCGACCGAGGTGCGGCACTGGACGAAATCGGGCAGTCGCTGGGCGCGTTCTGGTATCCGCTGGCCAATGAGCGGTTCGTCATCCGTACCGTGCCGTGGACGCTGCCCGGCACGCCGGTCGTCATCCTGCGCGACGGCGACGGCGGCCTGATCACCCGGTTCCGGGTCGGTCGCAGCCGCTCCGACGTGTACAACGCGATCTCGGTGAATGGCGAGCGTGCCGACGGGACCACCCCGGTGTTCGCGACGAGCCTTGACCAGGACCCGGCCTCGCCGACCCGTGTCGATGGGACGTTCGGCATCCGGACCCGCCAGGCCCACCTCCAGACTCCCGTGTCTCAGGGTCAGGTCCAGCAGGTGGCCAATGACCTGCTGCGATCGTCGAAGGCGCTGACTGAGTCCTGGGAGCTGGAGATCATCCCGGATGCTAGCCTGGAACTTGGCGATGTGCTTGGTATTGAGGCGAAGGGACGTACTGGCGTGGTTCAGGTCGTTTCCGGGTTTAACCTCCCGATTGACCTGTCGCCGAGTATGTCCGTTCAGCTGCGGTCGCAGGTTCCTGGCCTGGCGGAGGTGGACTGATGACGTTTCCCCTCGCCATCGCCCAGGCCAACTCCCCTGACAACCGCATGCGGATCGGCATCGTGTCGTCGGTGGTCCCGTTCGACATCGACGTGTCGGGCGAGCCGGTGCACAACCCGGGTGTCGTCGACCGCAGCTTCGGTTTCGCGGTCGGTGACGTGGTGGCCCTGCTGCGTGAGGGCCAGACGTGGCTGGTGCTGGGCAAGATCTGGGGCACGTCCCTGCCTCGCCAGCAGGCGGGGTCTGTGAACATGACCGCTACGGCGGCAAGCTCCGTTAGTGTTCCAGTTGTTTTCGCCACCCCGTTCCGGGCGGTGCCCTCCGTGGCCACCAACATCAACTCCGGCTCCGGCAGTGTCGCCGGGTGGATCTCCCGAGGAATCGGCGTCACAACGACCGGGTTTACCCTGTTTATCGCTGGCGCTTCCAACACCTTCACTGTCCCCGTCCAGTGGCAGGCCCAGGAGATGACTCAGTAATGGCTACCGGAGACACCTGCACCCCGATCTACGGGCTGCCCTACGCCACGGCCCAGTCGCGTCCATGCGACATCGCCGACCCGACGTGTGCGGCCCTGAACATCCTGGAAGCCAAGCTGACCGAATGGGACGGGCTGTACGGGCGGACCTTCACCGGTATCCCGCAGGCGATGGTGACCCTGGGAACTGACCCGAACGTCGTCATCCTTCCGGCAACCCCCACCGACTCGACTTTCCCGTTCGACACGATCGTCTACGACACCGACCAGATCGTGAACATCAGCGACCCGGCGAACATCTTCGTCCCGCGCCGCAGCGGCTACTACCAGGTCGAAGCCTGGGCCACGTCGGTGCAGGTCAACAACGATGCCACCTGCTTCCTGGGCCTGAACGCCGGAGGCGACGACAACTCGTTCGCCCAGTTCGACGGATCGAACACGACCGCCACCCTGAACTTCCGCTACGCCCAGGTGAACAAGCTCGTCAAGTGGACCGTTGGCGGGTTCCAGTTCCCGATCAACGTATTCGAATCTTCGACCCCGAGCCGGATCTCCCTGGTCACGGCCGCGATCTACTGGGTGGGGGACCTGTAATGCGCTCATTCGGAACGCACGGGCTGGCCTGCCTGGATGAGAACGACCCGGCCGCTGTGGCGCTGTTCCTCCAGGCCGAGGCGGAACGCGTTGACACGCTGCTGGGAACCCAGCTCGATGGGTTCACTTCGGCGTACCGGCGACCGACGGGGATCTGGCGGCCCCTGGCGGCCATCCCGGGCGTCACGATCGTCACCCTGGCGTTCGGAACGAACGTGTTCTGGAACAGCGCAAACTCGCCCTATGTCGCGGTCACTGGTGGTTCCCTGCCTGCCCTGCCCGGCAACCTGCCCGGCTCGTACCACATCGGGGTAATGATCTCCACGACCCCGGCCGGGGTCGCTACCGGATCGCAGCACGAGGTGGTCGTCAACATCCTGGACACCAACGGCAATGTCTACGGCACCGGTAACGACGCCACGTCGGAGACCGGTACCGGGGGCGAGTTCCTGACTTGCTCGTTCGTTATCAACGTCCCGGTATCGGCGCCGAACGTGCCGCGCTACATCTCGGCAACCTGGAACGAGACCGCCTCGGGCACGAACACCATCAACGTGGCAAGCTACTGCTGGGCGACGTACCTGGGCCCCTCGATCGTCAGCCTGGAGGTGTCCTGATGCCCGGCGTAACCGACCGGTTCTCCATCCCGTTCCCCTGCCAGGGCGACGCCATCAACCCGGCGGTCTTCGCAACCTGGACCAACGGGATCGAATCGGCTATGGCCCAGGTCGACACGATGCGGGGCCTGGCCCTGCACCGTCCAGCGGCCTCGGTGACGTTCCCGAATGCGCTGTCGCTGCCGCAGGGCGTGGCTACGAATGTGACGTTCGGTTCGGAGCTGTTCGACACCGATAACATGGTTGACCTGGCCGCGAACAATGACCGGATCACCATCCGCACCGCAGGCGTCTATATGGTCGAGGCGAACCTGTGTCTTCAGCAGGGCCCGGTGACCACGTACACGTCTGGACGCAACGCAGTCACCGTCAATGGAACCGTCAGCCTTGCCCGTAAGCACGACGACATCTCGGTGGCCAGCACGATCTCCGGGATTCTTGCCACGGTCCTGGCCCCCGGCGACATTCTGCGCCTTCAGTACCTGTGGACGGGAACCGGCGGTCCGGCGTCTCTGGCCTGCCAGTACGCACGGCTGTCGGCTCGGATGGTGTGCCCGTCGCCTTAGTCAACGACGTTTTCTGAACAACATCGGCCACAACAGTCCTAGAATCATGGATAGGGCGAACGCGAGGATGGCAGCGGTTTGGAGAGCGGAATCCAAACTGTACATATAGGTTTTCATGGGGTAAGGATAGCAGGACATGCCAAACGTCGATCCGGATCAGGGGCTTGTCTACCCGGCTGACCCCGACCTGGCGGATAACCCGTCCGGTTTCGCAACCTTCATCGGGGGCATGGTCGGGCGGCTGGTCCGCCGCTACACCAACGCCGCCGACCGAACCGCCCGCGACCTCGCGCCCGTAGAGAACCAGGTGACGGCCCTTGCCGACGTGGACCGCGTCGACATCTGGGACGGCGCAAACTACATCAGCCTGCACTCGCGGGCCCTGTACGCGCAGCTGCGCCTGGCCGCCGACCAGACCGTCAGCAACTCCATCGCCCTGGTCAACGTAACCGGGTTCAGCTTCCCGGTAGTCACCTCTGGCACCTATCAGTGGCGGTGCGACCTGTTCTACGAGGCCACCACAACCGAAGACATCCAGTTCGCGTTCACCTGGCCGGGTGGCTCCACGGTCCGCTGGGGCGGCGCTGGGATGCTCGACGTGGGCGCTGGTTCCGGCGTCGGCAGCCTCAAGGCCAACACCCAGAACACCTCCGGCACGGGCATCAGCTACGGCGGCGCTGGCGCCGGTACGGTCCTGTCCGGTTCACTGATCGGTGAGATCGTCGCCGGTGGCAACGGAACCGTACAGATGCAGATGGCTCAGGCGGCGGCTGCCGTGTCCAACACGATCCTGCGCATGCGTTCGCGTATGCACGTCTGGCGCGCGGCGTAACCGAGGAGGGGCGATCATGGCTTGGCGGGCGATGGGCTCCCTGCTGGTCCTGCGCGACCAGGCCAATCTGCTTGCCCCGGACCGGTCGAAGGCCAGCGACGGCCTGGTAGGCGACGAGGCGCACCAGTCGACGAACTCCGACCACAACCCGCACTATGTGCCGGGCGTCGGTACGGAGATCGTGACGGCGCTGGACCTGACCCACGACCCGGCGCACGGATTCGACTCGTACTGGTTCGCGGAGATCCTGCGGCGCAACCGCGACAAGCGGATCAAGTACGTCATCTCCAACCACCGGATCTTCTCGTCGTACGCCAGTGGCAGCCGCCCGGCGTGGACGTGGGGGGCCTACAACGGCATCGACCCGCACACGAACCACGTTCACATCTCGGTTTTGGACGCGGTGATCAGCGACACCCGCACCCCCTGGAACCTGGAAGGGTTTACGACTATGGCACTGACGCAGGCGGACCTGGACGCGATCGGCCTGAAGGTGTGGAACTGGGACCTGCTCAACGGGGCCCCGGTCGGCCTCGCCTACGAAATCGTTCTGGCAATCCAGGCGCAGACGAAGGCCAATGGGGCGAACATCTCGACCCTGCTGGCAGGCCAGGCCCGGACGGAAGCGGCCCTGGCGCGCATTGAGAAGGCCCTGGCCGACCTCGCCGCATCGGGCGGCAATGGTCCCACTCAGGACCAGGTTGTGGCCTGGGTAAAGCAGGCGCTTCGCGAAGGAACCGCGCAGCAGTAAACACTATTGCGTAATCCCGCATGTTTCACTCGGAAGGAGGTGAAGATGAGCGACACTCAGGTTCTGGATCGGGTACCCTCCCAAACTAGGTCAACAAAGTTCAAGGGGGCGACACCCGATATGGAAAGCCGTACATTCACCTGGCCGACCGTTGCTCTGATTCTGGGAATCTCCATTCCCACCCTGGCGGCGATCGTCTTTCTGAGTGTCAACGACAAGCCGACCGAGGCTGTCCTGACCACGATCCTGGCCCTGCTGGCTGGCCTCGGCGTTGCTCAGCACACCTCCACCCAGAAGGACCTGGGGGCGATCAAGCAGCAGGGCAACACTGTCGTGGAGCAGACCAACGGCCGGATGACCGCCATGCAGGAGCAGCAGGACAAGATGATCGACATGATCCAGAACCTGGCCCTGCGCATCCCGGCCCCCAGCCAGATGCAGCAGACCACCGACGGCAGCCACATCCACCCCGAGCCGAGCCATGATCCGTACGTTTAAGTATCTGTTTTCCGCGCCTGCCGACCTGGACGAGGCCCCTGGAAAGATTCTGCGGGTAGCCCAGCATAGGTGCCGGGTCCTTAAGGGCCTGTACGGCGTTGTGGCGGTCCCGGAAGGCAAGGATCTGGTCGTCACCCTCCGGGTCGACGGGCACGGCTACTTCGGCGCCCGTGTCCGCGCCAACCGGGAGGCTGACGTGTTCGCCAAGGTGCTGCGGATGGGCTCCGGCACGGTCGAGATGATCGAGGACCGGGCTGAGCCGACGATGCGCAATCTGACCGTCTCGCAGGGCCGTGCCCAGTCGTATGAGGGCCGCACGGCTACTAGACTGAGGAACCGGGCAGAACGGCTGCGACGCTTTCGCGAGGAGAATCTGTAATGGCGCGCACGATCATCCCCGTCCAGGCAATGAACCGGCGCGTCCTGGTTGTCCCGGTGCCGGTGAACTCTGACGCCACCAATGACATGTTCTTCGTCAATGACGGGGCGACGTGGCTTGAGGTGGGGAACGTGAACGGGGGCGTGGCCCGCGCGTTCACGATCGAGTCACCCTACAACGTGGATCTTGACCTGTCGGTGGCGGACCGCACCTTCACTGTCCCGGCCGCGACCACCGTGCCGCAGAAGGTGGGTCCATGGCCCCGGGAGATCTACGGTGAGACCGTCTTCGTGACCATGGACGTTGCCGTCGGCACTGACCTGCGGTTCTACGCCTTCTCCATGCTCGGGTTCTGACCCCCGATCCGGACCTTCGGCTGACCGTCGAAAAACGTGGTCGACCATGTTTCCGGCTGGATCTGGAAGTCCACAGCCACCCCTGACACGAAGGTCAGCAGCTTGGTGAGCCCCGAGCACACCAGCACCCACCGGGTGGAGTTGTGGCCGGTGCTCCAGGTGCCGCCGAACAGGTCGCAGAACGCGTCGTCTTCCATGATCACCCTGATGTCGACGTGGCGGTAGTCGCGCCTGGTCAGACACTCCCCCACCAGGTAGCAGGGCCCGAACGCCTCAGTCACCAGTCGGCAGTAGGAGTCCAGGAGCATCAGCCCCGGCTGTCCCACATGGACCTTATTCTTCATCGGATGCTCCTACAGGAACGGCGCGAAGCTGGTCACGCACATGTTCTGGCCGAACTTCTCGACGTACTGGCGCCGGACAAGCAGCAGCCGGGCCTGCCGGACACTGTAGTACCCGCAGCCGTACTTGGCCTTCCATTCCTTGATCATCGGCAGGGCCTCGCCAGGGCCCAGCCGTCCCGAACGGATGTCGCTGATCGCATCGGCGGCGATCCGCTCGAACAGATAGGTATCACTCACCACCTACCTCCTTCTTCTCGATCACGATCGCCTTCGGGGCGTCGTTCAGCATCTGCCAGGCAGCCCCGGTCAGGAACGCCTCGGTGACCGCCTGGTCCAGCATCAGCGCCGCGTTCGAGTAGTCGACGGTCAGCCGCCGAGACCCGTCCGGCATGTGCATGTTCCCTCCGGCCAGGCGCGACAGCCACGACTGGTAGTCAGTCCGCAGCTTCTCCAGAACCGACGACTTGGTCCGCCCCTCCAGATTGATGTTCATCTTCCAGATCCTCCATCCGTACTGCGACCAGCTTGTAGCCCCAGAACTCCAGCCACTTCGACAAGATCGCGAGCCGGGGCACCGAGTACCCCGACTCGTAGTTGCCCATCGTCGACTTGCTTTTGAGCCCGATGAACTCCGCGAGGTCGGCCTGGTAGATCGGGGCGTCGGGATGCGACGCGTTGTGCAGCTCCCGCAGCATGACCAGATGCGTCATCAGGGCCCGCAGGTCGTCGCTGACAGGAACGTGGCCTTGGCTCACAAGTCGGACCCGAAGATCGGCGGCGCCCAGTCGAACCCGGCCATCATCGCAGCGGTGACGATCTTTCCCGGATCAGGGAAGGTCGGCCAATATTCCAAGGTCACGTGCCCCTGCGGGCCGCGCACAATGCACTTGAAGCGCAGGCCGCGCTGCTCCACCCGGACCCCGTAGTTGAAGCCCACCCCGTCGTACTCGCGGGGCTGGAGCCACACCATCATCCACACCCGTGTGAATCGGCGGTCCATCAGAACCGGCTGCTGATGGTCCAGGCTCGGCTTGTCCAGGCCGCACGACTGGCTGATCCCGTCGATCCAGACCTTGTGCCCCGGGTCGATGGCGAGGATGTGCTGAGCCGGGTCCTCGTCGAAACTTGACATTTGCTACCTCCCGTCTGCTTCGCGCCACAGGTTCGCGTGTTCGGCGCACAAAAACATGACCGTGGTCAACCCGTTGCGGGTGGTGACGCGCTTTTGCCGCGCCGAACGCGGCGGCTCGCCGACACCCCGGGCCTCGTGCAGCGTCCAGACGCACTCGTCGCACTGGATGCGGGTCTTGCCGGTGTACTGCTGGTAGGCGGCGTCACCGCGCACCAGCATGAAGTGGTTGGACAGGTGCAGCTTCGGCCGGGGCGGTTCAGGAAACATTGTCGGACTCCCTGCGTACGCGCCGGATCTCCGTGTGCGGAATCCGATATGCCCGGCCCGGGGTACGGATGGCACGGATGACGCCGTGGCGTACCCACGACTGGACGGTGGACTTGGCCACCCGGAACATCGGTGCAACTTCTTCGGCGGTGAAGAAGAAGACGGTGTCCTCGTTAGGCTCCAGCTCCTGGGCGATCCACTGCGGATACAGGGTGTCTTCGTTCACTGCTGCACCTCCCGCAGAAACGGATATTTCGGATTGTTGATGTAGTTTTCTGCCGGGCTCTCCGGCGCTCCGGTCCGGCGACGGGCCAGGTTCAGCCAGCCGTCCATGGTCATAACCCGGAACTGGTCGTTGTCAGCGACCGTGATTCCGCCCCGGAACTCGACCCGGACAACGTCATTGCCCAGGCCCCTCCAGTTCAGGGCCTCCATGGTGTTCTTCTTCGCGAACCACATGTTGATCACGGGCTTCCCGGCTTCGCGCCAGAGCTGTTTCCAGGGCTCGCCGAGCATAACTACGTGCCAGTCCCCGATAGAGCGCACGCCGGAACCAAGCCTCTTGATCACGAGCACGCCATAGGGCTCGCCGTGGCGGGAGCGCTGCTCCTCCGTTGCGCGTAGCCAGGCCGGAATCTGCATGGTCGCGCAGTTTTTCACCTGGATCGTAAAGTCCCGGCATCCGATGATGTCCCCAATGTCGGCAGAGCCCGCCAAAGCAGACCGGTGGGCATCCGGAAAGATCCCGGAGCCCACCAGGTGCTTTACGACGTGGGACTCTGCGAACGTGCCTTTGTCCTTCGCCCGCATTGTCGCCCCTAGTTACTTGAAAAGCAGGATGTACACGCAGTACCAGATCGTCCCGATGGCGGCAGCTACCAGCATCGGCTTCCACAGGTCCTTCACGACAGCAGGTTCCCGAGGACAACGATGACGATCAACGCCGCCGCCACCAGGAGGAACAAGGTTCCGACAGGAACCGGCCTATGGCTCACGGTGGACTCCTAGAATCCGAAGAAGATCTGGAACGCGATAGCGGCGATGGCCACACCGATGAGCATGGCCAGCAATTCCTTCTTCATCCCCACCTCCTCTCTCAAAAGCACGGACTCCTGGTGCCTACCGGCGCTTCCACCAGGAGGCGAACAGGTAGCCGGAGACTACCGCGCCGAGGCAGGCGCCGATGACGAACCACGTGTGGTGAATCACGAGCGCCTCACGTCTACCTTCGGGACGCTGAACTGCGTCGGGATCGGCAGGCGCGGCTGGTCCTTGTCGCGCAGTTCGTACGTCTTGCCGAACCAGGCGAGGATGACGAGCGCACCCAGGGTGATCAGGAGGATCTTGAAGACCCGTCCCATCGCTACTCCTCCGTTTCCTTGTAGGTGATCTCGGTGCGCTCCGCAGTGTTGCGCAGCACCATCGCCAGACCGGCGAAGGCGCAGTAGAACGCGACTCCGATGCCGATGATGATCCAGAAGGCGTCGGGGATGTTCTGCATTACTTCCCCCTTCCGGGGATGCCCAGTACCTTGGCCACCACGATCGTGAAGCCCACGAACGCGGCAGCAGCGAGAATGAACGTCATCACCCCTCCTTACGGCCACGGATGATGGCCAGGATCAGGCCGCAGAACAGCGTGGCTGCCAGCAGCCAGCACAGGAAAGCCTCGAACACTTCAGCTTCCCTTCGCCGGACGCAGCGTACGCGCCCGGTACTGCGTGTACAGGAACGGGTGGGCCGCCTTCAGGGCCGCCTCGTCGAGGACCGTTTCGGTCTTCTCGACCATGAACTTCTCGGCGATGTGCGGCAGGTCTTCGGTGAACCGCTTGGCCGAGAACCGGCCGTCGTTGCGGTAGAAGGCCACGTCGCGGCCGTCGGCGGTGATGTGCTCACGGTCGCCGATGATCGCGTCGAACCGGCCCCGGTACAGCTCCACCTCGGCTGCTGCTTCTTCCAGGCGGCGCTGCGCGTCGCGAAGCCGTGCCCATGCGATGGCTACGGTCTGGTCCGTGCGGATGTCGACGGCCTTTCCGCTCGCCTCGGGGGTGACGGTCATTCCGATTCCTCCTTCGTTCCGGACCACGCCCACATCGCTCCAGCGAAGATGGCGATGGCCACGGGTCTGTTCACCATGTGCAGGGTGTCAAAGAAGAGGTACACGGCGGCACCGAAGGCGACACCGGTGAAGAGTTGTTTCATGTGTCCTACCAGGTTGTCGAGTACAGCCACGCGGGCTGTCCGTCAGCAACACCCAGGCGTAGCTGTGCGTGCATGGGGCGGCGGGACGCCTTGTGACTGGCTCCGTAGCGGGAGTAGGCGCGCAGTCGGCGAATGGTGTAGTACCAGGCGCCGAGGGCCGCGATCAGCCCTGTCACGAAGAAGATGAAACCGGTCACGCTGTCGAATTCCTGACCACTACTCATGTCCGAAACCCTAGCACGTGACCGGTTCGCCGTCAACTCGCTACTACCTGATCAACACGACGATGATGAAACCGACCAGAAGGCCGATCCCCGCCATGAGCAGACCGCCGAGCTTCCCGGCCAGGGTCTCCTCCGACTTCACCCGCTCCGCGCCGACGTACACCAGCACGAACACAGCCACGATGCCGAACACCGGCAGCAGCTTGGGCAGCCAGAAGTGCCAGCTTCCCCCGGTCATCGGCGACCCACCGGGCCCTTGACCGGCTCCACGGCGACGAAGTCCAGGTGGACCGTGCCACCCAACGCGTAGGCGTGGCGCATGAGGCTAGGAATCATAGGGTTCGGGGTCTCCTGTTCCCAGTGGGCGACCGAAGCCCCGCTCAGGCCGATCTTCTTACCCATCTCGTGGGTGCTGATCCCAGCCGCGATGCGGGACTGGGCCAGCAGGCGCACCGCCATCCACCGTTCGAACTCGTCCTCCAGGAACAGCGCCTTGAGCTGCTGAACCACAGCGTCGAGTTCGTCGGGGTCGGGGGTGGGCATGTTGTCGTAGGTGACCAGCAGCTTGCCGCCGAGCACCTTGCACCATTCCTGCGCGTTGGCCATCTGCCAGTACAGGCTGCCGGTCTCCGGGTTGCTGTTGTTGGCAAGCTTCTTCAGCGCGATGCGAAGATCCTTGTGGGTCCAGCCGAGGCTGGCCCGGACCTTGATCATCTCGAACTGGAACCGCATGAGTTCAGCCCGGCCCTGCCTGCCAACTACCGACTCCCAGTCGGTATGTGCCATTAGTCGTCACTCCTTCCGATGATGACCGCGATGATCGCAACAGCGACCAGTCCGGCCAGGAAACTTACACCGGTGCCGAGCCAGGCCAAAAGGCTGGCGTCATACGCACCTACTGCCGAAACCACTTGTCCCGGGCCTTCCCTGCCAGGTCCCCCAGGTGGGCGAGGAGGACAGTGCGGTAGTCCTCGGCCAGGTTGCCCGGGTGTCCGGCCTCCCGGAGCAGGGCGTGCGCCGGAACCTGGTCGATGAAGTCGATCACCTGTTCCATGCTCTCGACGCGGATCTGCATGAGCCGCCGGTTGTCGAGCAGGAGGCCCTGGCGCTTGAGCTGCTCGACGGGGTCTTTCCCGTCGGCGCGGGCCTGGTCGATGATGTTCTGGGCAGTGGTCTGGATGTCAGTCACTGTTCCTCCGAGACGGCGTGGATCTTGGCCCAGTGGGCTTGTGAGTGGGAGACGAGCGCGGCCAGGTTCATGTCTTCCTCGCTGGACCAGTCGAATACGTCGCCGGAGCCCCAGTCGCGGGCGTGGCATACGTCGCACCGCAGGCGAATCCCGTACCACTGGTAGTAGATGCTGAACTTGTCACTCCTGATCATCTTCTCGGAACCCCTTCCCGAGGCGCACCCCGTACATCTGCGCCAACGCCCCGGTCTGCTCCATGCCGACCAGGAATCCTTCCGCCAGATGCCAGCAGGCGAATTGCAACAGGGTCTTGGCCTGCCCCGCGCCGATCTGCTCCATCTGCTCCAGCCACGCGGCTGACACCTGCGCCCGGCCCGGATGATCGCCGTTGTTGGCGATCACGTGCCCGACCAGGTGGTGCACCAGGGCCGACAGCACTTCTTCCGCACCGGCCTCGTCCTGGTCTGCCAGGAACTTCTCCCGCAGGGTCAGTTCCCCGACCTGCTTCGCCGGGCGCCCCGAGTAGTCACGCGGGGCCGGTTCGTTCTCCGACGCCACCCCCAGGATCGCCTTCGCCCGCGCCACACCCCGGCCCTCCAGCGCCCCGATGTGCTCCGGGCCGCAGGGGCATCCGTCGCAGTTGTGGTTAGGTTCGTAGCCTTCCCCGAAAGCGGCCATGTCTTCGGCGCAGGGGTGCAGGTAGCTGTGGGGGCAGATCCGGGTCATGACCCCATGACGTCCAGCCACGGGGCGGCCCGCCGGAAGCCAGTGTGTAGGCCAGGAAGCCCACGGGCCCGGAGCGGGGTTGTGAACCACGCACCACGTGCCCAGGCACTCGGGCTTGGAGTGGACGTTGTAGATCACCTGACCCGTGCCAGTAATGTACTTTTCGCTCATGCTCGCCCCTTCTGTGGTCGTTGTCGGACCTGTACGCCCAGCAGACGCCGGATCTCCGCACAGGTATTACGGTATCCGCGCCAGTCTGACGCCGACCCCGGCAAGGTGTACACCCGGGCCTTGCCCCGGAACACGCCCCAGTGCCCGGAGGCTAGGAGGCGAACCTCGAACCCAGCCCTGTCCAAGGCTGTTCGGACTTCACCCCACTCAGCTCTTCGCCCCACCTCGACTCCTCCTGTCTGCCCGCGTCCCGCGAGCCTCACAACCGGCCTGTC